CACTTCAATGCTGCGGATGTGGCGCTTGATCTTCGGATACGTCTTGATCAGGTTCTCTATCTCCACCTTGTTTTGAACCCGGAAGGCGGCAACCAGCACGAAATTTTGGTATTTCTTGCGGTGATCCATCACGCGGGTGGAGAGATCATTTGTGTGGCCGAATTTGATGAGCTTCTCGTTGTCGGCGTTCGTGTTGTCAATGGTGCCAAAATAGATGCACTCCGTGTTCAACGGAAACTGGCCAATGATCGCCTGCTCCACGGCGCGCTGCTTTTCTTTCTTCGTGGATTGGATGACGGAGTCCTTTTCTTGGATTACTGCTTGGATCATGGCATTTTTTTGTTCCAATTGCTGCTTGAGTTCATCTGTCTCTTCTTCCACAATTTGGTGCAAAACCTCTTCCATCTTCATGTAGTACTCGTGGATTTCGGACGCCTTTTTCGTTTGGGCCTTGAGACACAACGACTTGAAACAACGAACGGTGAGCATGATGATTTGCTTGTTGTGACCGCCATGACTTTTGGGAGCTTCTTGATGCTCAATGTTTTTGTAATCAATATCAATTTTGAAATTCTTTTCAAGCATGGTTTTTGCATGTTGTTTTTGTTGAAAACCTAACCAATTCCATACATTGCCCAAATCAACTACAAAATCCAAGTTTTTGTCATAATTCAGGTAGCAATAAAAGCTACTCACAAACAATTGTTGCTCAAAACCAGTGAAAGATTCCTGAATTTTGGTCAATAGCCGTCCGTTGTATTCTTGCGACAGTCGGGTGATGGGGTTTTTCTCAATCAGCTCAACGATGTTCAGCTCATGCGGTTGTTGTTGTTGTTGTGGTTGTTCTGTGCTCATTCTTGGGGTGGGTTTATACTATACCTAAGCGGACTCTGTTTAAGTTGTTTTATGCAATATGCTTTTAAAACTCATGTGCATGATTTATAAAAGCAAATAGTTGGACGGTATGAAATGCGCTTTTATATTTTGAAAACGGGGTTTATACAATCTTGTTCACGGATGTGCGTGAGCAAGATTATTATAACTTTTTCAAAGTGAAAATCTTGCTTCACCCAATGTGAAGCAACATTGAAAAGCGCTTCACACTGTGAAGCGTCATTGCGATTGGAGGAGCACTTTTCACCATTTGCTCTTTTTTACGTTGATTTTGGGCCCTTTTTTGCCGGAGTTTTTGGGGTCATAGTTCTCCTCTTCATCATCCGAGTGCAGATCTTTGGAGATTTCCCAGAACTCCTTAGAGCCCAGCTTGAACGGCCCGTGCTGTTGCGCCTTGTACCAGAAGATTTGCTCCTGCAGTTTGTTGGATTTCGCATTGTTATTGATCACCAAGCACTCAAAATTCTCGGTGCACTGGTCCATCACCTGGCAGAAGCTCTCAAACGTGGGGAACATGCCCGCGTAGTTCTCGTAGATGCGTTTGCGATTGGCAATGTAGGGCTCGCGCAGGATAAACACGTAATCAATGTTCGTGCGCAAATTGGGCGGAATGCCGAGAGGATATTGCATTGTGATGACTAACATGATCTTCCAATGACGACCGTTCATGAAGAGGAGGCGCATCATGATGTCCTTGGTCCATTTGTTGTCGTAGAGGCAGTCGTCCAGGACGACGAAGGTGCGGGGGTCAATGGTGGAGCGCTTGTAGGTTTCAATCTCCTTTTTCATTTGCTTGAGGACGGCCTTTTGGCGCTTGAGGATGTTTTCAATGATGGCGGTGTTGTAGGCGTCGTGGATGAAGAGCTTTGGGACGTGGGCTGCGAAGAAGCCGTTGCCGGCCTCTGTGCCGGAGATGACGGTGCCGATGGGGATGTCCTGGTGGTGGAACATGAGGTCCTGCACGAGGAAACTTTTTCCGGTGTCACGGCGGCCGATGAGCACGATGACGGGGCCCTTGTTTTCGTCGGGCCTAAAGCTGATGGAGCGCATGTCAAATTTGGAGAGCTCCAGGTTCATTGTGTTTTGCGATTATTTATTTGCACCTACTTATTACACTACAAATAAATAATATTGGGAAATATTAAACGCATCGGGCACCATGCGCATAAAACACATTCATGACCACCTAAAACGCATGCATCACATAACTGGAAACGAGTGGATTCAACGTTCTTATTACACATTGTTGTGTGCGTCGTATGCATTGTATGCGATCGTGCTGTTTGGCATTTCAAGAATGGATCCAACCTATCTCAGCAATTTGAACACGGTGTTAAAGTATTTGATAATTGCGGTGTTGATGGCGCGGTTCAATCCGTGGATTGAAAACAAGTCGTTCAATGAATTTGATCGCAGCGTGGTGTTTAGCGCGGCGTTCTTTTTGCTGACCACCACCACGTTGACGACGGTTGTGCAATCATACATGCATTTATAAGGGCGGCGTGAAAAGCAATTAAAATTAAATCAATTGAAAAAATATTTATATATTCCGCCAACAATCCAAGCAGAATTAATTACGATTGATTGTGCTTGCCGCGTTTTAATGCATATAATTAACAGTCCCGATGCACCAGCGGTGTTCAATGCGAAATCAATTGATTTTTCAAAAACAACAATGTATGGAATTAAAACCAACACACTTCCCGCCCAACCTATGAATTCCAACACCAATGCGCTGGTCTGATTTTTCGCGGATGCATTTGAAATTTCAGGAATTTCCACAACACGATCGTTGTTGGTCAATGGTGCAATTTTATTATCCTTCAATTTCATTTCATTTGTTGTATTTTTAGTTAATATTATTAATATTACATCAGAACACACATTTGTTGTGTTTGGGGTTGACCTTTTTATATGTTTTTTTTGATTTTTTTGATTTTTTTATAACCTTTCTAGTATATTTTTTCCTTCTCAACTTTCCCGCCCGATGCTGGAAGACCCTCATCGGAAAACCGGGCGTTCGCACAATCTCTACAGCAGCATCTAAATTGGCGCGGCGCCAGTCTTTTTCCAACGTCACTCCACCTTTTCCTTCTAACGGTCTGCAGTTCATTCTTGGAATGGTTTCATGAAACACGGTCGTTGCATTTGCAATGTTTTCCTCATTTAATTCAACCATGGTCTCCATTCTATCATCATGCTGATGAAAGTAATCTTTGACAACTTGATCAAGGTTTTTGGGTTCAACAGTTATATTGCTTATGTCTCCTTCTTGTGAAACTGCGTTGAAATGTTTTATCATCAACAATGCCGATGTTATGTTGATTGCATCAGATACCAATTGTTCAGCACGTTCATTAAGACCTTTTGATATCATTATTGCAACCGCACGTAATAAGGTGTTGAACCCTCGCTTCTTGCATCGTGGATCCGTCCTAGAATAAATTTGAAAAATTTGAATCGTCTTGCTCTCTTCCATTCATTGTTATGGACGAAACGCACTCATTTCCATGCATTAAGCACAATAATAACGGTGGCATAATAAAATAATTCAACTGCTGCGTTGAATACATTGTTACAGTGCTTCCTGTGGGGAATGATGTAAGGTAATCAATGTGTAAATAAAATCCCGGACAGGTCTCTTGAAGTTCAATGTTTAATACGCGGATAATACCTTTTGCAGCGTTCAGATCTAGAAACTTGCATCGTGGCGGTGAGTTTGGTTCGATAATCGCAAGATTATGCGGATTATTCTTGTTGAATTCTTCTAATGCATCAATTTTTTCAAGCATACCTGATAAATTTAAAATTTTAATTAAATGTTTGCGATTTTCATCAATGTAACGTATTAAATCCTTCGGGAATATGCCATCTTGGTCTTGCATCAAGTTAAATACATGAAGGTTGCCGTCATGTATCATGGCGATGAACTTGGTGGATTGCAGCGTACACACAAACTTGTGTTTGCACCACGCTTTGTCTTTAACTTCAATTTCATAACATGCGTTTCCATTTACAACCGTTAATAGTTTTATATTAAGCAATTTTGTCGAACTATAAACAATATTCATTTTTGATTATATTAGATATTATTATTATTATCATAAACATTAGATATTATTATTATCATAAATTATTTTATGCGTATTGTATAGCAATCGTCATAAAATACAAGACATATCATAATACCGCAAAATGCCGGATCTGGATGATTTGGAGCAGAACCTGGTGAAGCAGGCGGTTGAAACCATAGAGGCCAAGATCGGCGCCAAAAAAACGAGCGACCCTAAAATCAAGGACATCATCGCCATTGTGGAGCGCTTCATAAAGAAGCACGATCTGGTGTGTTACGGCGGCACGGCCATCAACAACATTTTGCCGGAAGAGGCGCAGTTCTACGACAAAAAGACGGAGATCCCGGATTACGATTTCTATTCGCCGAACGCGCTGGAGCACGCAAAGGACCTGGCCGACGAGTTTTACGAGAACGGATATTCGGAGGTGGAGGCCAAGTCGGGCATGCACCACGGCACGTACAAGGTGTTCGTGAATTTCGTGGGCATCGCGGACATCACTCAGCTGGACCCGGCGCTGTTCAAGAACATTCGCGCGGATGCGATCAAAGTGGACGGCATCCTGTACGCGCCGCCCAACCTGCTGCGCATGGGCATGTATTTGGAGCTGTCGCGCCCCGAGGGGGACGTGTCCCGCTGGGAAAAGGTGAGCAAGCGATTGGTCTTATTAAACCATCACCATCCGCCGAGGGCGGAGAACTGCGCACCCAATGAAGTGAGGCCGCCGTTCCAAACACCGAAGCACCATAAAAGTCCTACGGCGCACGAGATTGATCATCATGCCGGCAACGAGCCCGCGGAGGTGCGCCTGTTTCGCACGGTGCGCAACGCGTTCATAGACGAAGACCTGGTGTTTTTCGGGGGGTACGCCCTGTCGCACTACGCGCGTTATTTACCGAAATCGGAGAAGGCGCTGTTTGCGCAGATCCCGCACCTTGACGTGCTGTCCATGAATCCGGAAGCCAGTGCGGGCAAGGTGAAGGAGCGCCTGGAAGACAACGATTTTAAGGGTGTGGTGATCACCAAACACTCGGGCATTGGCGAGATTGTGCCGGAGCACTACGAAATCACGGTGGGCAAGCACAATGATGGCAATCCGGTTGCATTCATTTACAAGCCGGTGGCGTGTCACAGCTACAACGTGATCCAGGCGGGCAAAAAACGGGTGCGCATTGCCAGCACGGACACCATGCTGAGCCTGTATTTGGCCATGATATACACCGACAAGCCGTATTACGATGTGCCCCGCATTCTGTGCATGTGCAAGCAGCTGTATGACATTCAGCAGCGGAATCGCTTGAACCAAAGCGGGCTGCTGCGGCGGTTTGGAATGACGTGCTACGGCAAGCAGGAGACGCTGGACGACATCAAGGCCGCCAAGGCTGCGAAATATCAAGAGCTCAAACGCAGCGATCCCGAATATGAGGAATGGTTTTTGAAGTATTCGCCGATGGAGTACTTTGAACACACCTACAACGCCAAAAAACACAAACTCACTGTAAAACGGTCGCCGAATGCGAAAAAAAGCCCTTCCCCTTCCAACAAAAGCCCTTCCCCTTCCAACAAAAGCCCGTCCAACCGCAAGAGTAACAGCAACCGCAACAGCAACAGTAACAGCAACAGCAACAGTTACAGTAACAAAAGCCCTGCAAAAGTAAAAAAAACTAGAAAGGCGCCAAAAAAATCAAAGAAATCCAAACCGCTCATCAATAAGTTTTTTAAACTAATTTAATGAAAATTGAATGAATGAAAATTGAATGAATGAAAATTGAATGAATGAAAATTGAATGAATGAAAATTGAATGAATGAAAAATTTAATTAATTGCGTAATATATAGAAATCCAGACATCCATCATACCATACAGAAAAAAAATGTGGTCCATTCCGAGCCAGTGGATAAAATGGGGAATATTCGTCCTTCTAATTTACTACATTGCGCGTCATAATTATAGGCAGCAAATGTCACTGGAAGAGGGGTACGAAAATTGGTCGGCGTGCGTGGACCAAGGCTATCCGAAGGACTGGTGCATGTTCACGCCGGATCCCATGCAGCCGGCGCCGGGGTACTGCAACTGCGGCGGCGGTCGCTACGGCAGTTATCACGCGGACGGCAAGTGCAACTGCTACTTGTACAACCCGCAGCTGACGCCCATGTACGTGGACAAGCTGTTTCATGATTTTTTGGCGTAGGCATGGAACAGGTCAGACGAGTCGTCATAATATGTATTGGGATCATCGTGGTCGTCATCATCATTGTGACAAACCGTGCAGCAAAAGCATCCAAACCCGCCCTCTTCGTAGCACCAGCACACGTCGCAATCCAAACTGTCTTGCACAAGGTCGGCGCATTCAAATTTGGTGAATTTCACAGACGTGATCACAAATATGCTCATGATCACGGTGGTCAATGGTAAAAACGGCAATAGCATGACGGGCATCAATGCAAATGTGCAAATGTTGCAAATGTTGCAAAAAAATACAAATGTTAAATTAAATTCAATGTATATTACGTGAATTTAATTATATTATATTTTATGGATTTGCCGGTTGCTGGTTGCCGGTTGCTTAATTCAGCCCGAAGTTGGCGGGCAGCTCCGGAATGGATGTGCCGTAATACGACTCAATCTCCTTCAGTTTGCGAAAGTCGCGGCGCGTGATGAAGTTGACGCCGCTGCCCTTGCGGCCCCAGCGCCCGGAGCGCCCGATGCGGTGCAAGTACGTGTGCACGTCGCGCGGCATGTCAAAGTTGATGACCGTGCTCACCTGCTGAATGTCAATGCCGCGCGCGGTCACGTTGGACGAAATGAGCACGCGGTGCGCTCCGCTTCGGAACTCCTGGTACGCTTTGTCGCGCACCTCCTTCTCCATGCCGCTGTGAATGCAGCACACGGGGAACCCGTCGTTCGTCATGGCCTCCGCCAGATCGCTCACGCGCCGAATGCTGTTGCAGTAAATGATGCACTGCGACACGGAAATGCGCGTGAACAGGTCCTTCAGTGTGGCGTACTTGTCGTGGTCCGTCTCTAAAGCCACGTGGAACTGGCTGATGCCCTCCAGCGTCAGCATCTCGCTCTTCACCAGGATGCGCACCGGGTCGCGCATGAACTTGTCCGACAGCGAGTGCAGCTCGGGCGGCATGGTGGCGCTAAACAAGCACACCTGCACGTTGGTGTTCAGCTGCTGAAAAATATTGTAAATCTGCTCGTTGAATCCCGCCGACAGCATTTCGTCGGCTTCGTCCAACACCAGCAGCTGCATGCCTCGCCCCACGGCGGGCTGCCGGCGCAGGATGTCGTGCACGCGGCCTGGGCAGCCGATGAGGATCTGCGGCCCGTTGGCCTTCAGGTCGGCCACGTCGTCCTCCGTGGACGTCCCGCCGATGAGGAGCTGCACGTTCAGCCCCGTCATTTGCGAGCCCAGGTCCTTGATAACGTCGTGGATCTGCTTGGCCAGCTCGCGCGTGGGCGCAATGATGAGCGCCTGCGGCTGCTTCAGGTCCAGCCGCACCCGGTTTAGCGCGCCGGTGGCAAACGCGCCGGTCTTGCCGCTGCCGGACTGCGCCTGGGCAATGACGTCACGGCCGTCAATGATGGACAGAATGGATTTCTGCTGAATGGGGCTGGGCCGTTCAAAGCCGTAGCCGTATATACCGCGCATGAGCTGCGGGTTCAAATCGGGGATGTCTTCCCATACCTCAAATTCACGGGCTGGGGTGGATGCGGTGGAGGGGGGTGCGGTCATAATGTAGAATGGGTACGCTGGTTTAGCATGCCGGCGTATGTTTAAGCCATTTTTTAATTATTTTATTTTGAATGTCTTGAATATCGGCATCGGCCGCCTATTTGGATTGGTTTGCCTGGTTTGCCTGGTTTGCCTGGTTTGCCTGGTTTGCCTGGTTTGTTTTGTATTTTTGTTGAAATGAATATAAACAATTCTCACATCATATACATAGTTTTGGCCATTTGTACATTTTATTTCCTTATTCTCTCAGATGTCATCGGTTGAAACAGTTCCAATCACGCCCGTGTACAAGCTCGCCGATTTTGAATCCATCAAATGGAACGGGTTTGAATGCGAATTGCCGGAAGACGTAATAAGTTTGGTGTCGCGCATTGCCGACCAAGTGGGAGCTCCCTCCTATGTGAAGACGCCCATTTTTCCCAAGCGCGAAAAAGAAAAGGTGCATGCCGCGGATGAATTGGCGTCGTCATCGTCGTCGTCATCGTCATCGTCGTCATCGTCGTCGTCGTCGTCGTCATTGCAGCGAAAACCGCGAAGCACCGCGAGCGAAATCACGTCGGACGACTGGGAAATCATTCGCCGGTTTCAGGCAACCGAGTTGCAGAAGCGGGAGGGGATTGATGCGCATTTGGACAGCATCCGGTCCGATCTGAATAAAATCACGGACAAGACGTTTGACGAAGTGTTTGCCGCGCTTTGCACCCGCATTGACGAACTGAAGGACGAGCCCGACGCGAGCCATTTGCAAACGGTGGGTGCCGCCATTTTTAACACGGCCAGTTCCAACCACTTTTTTTCGGCGGTGTATGCGCGGTTGTTCCACCAGCTCTTGCAAAAATACGACGAAGTGTTCAAGAGCGTGTTTCAGACGAATTTTGATCAATTCATGGCGCTGTTCAAGACCATAGAGCACGCGGATGCAAGGAAGGACTACACCCGGTTTTGCGAAATCAATAAAACAAATGACAAGCGGCGCGCCATGAGCTTGTTCATCATCAATTTGATGAAGGAGGGGGTGGTGACGCCGCTGCAAATCATGGACATAGTGCAGCAGTTGCAAACGCTCATTCAGGAACACATGCGACAGACGGACCGGGCAAACGAGGTGGAGGAACTGACCGAAAACTTGTTCATCATTTTGAAGGACGCGCACCCAGTTTTGAGAGCGAAGCATGCGGATGACTGGGCTGCAATTGTGATTGAGGTGGAGTACAACAGTCAATTGAAGCCGAAACACGCGAAGTATCCCAGTGTCACCAATAAAACCATTTTCAAGCACATGGACATTTTGGACGAACTGAAAAAAACGAAATGAATTTACGGAAATCACCAACCCCCGCGCGCCCACATACGAGAAAAACAAATAAAATATAATCACATATATAACCGAAATAATGGACCGGATCACGATTGCTGGGGATGGGAAATATTATAAATATTATAAATATAAATATACATATAAAAATGGCAAACCAATCCGAAATAAAATAGTGTGGCATGACGAACTGTACAAATACATAAATAAAGCTGGAGAACGAGATGCGGGCCTTGAGAATGTAATGGGGGGACAAAACGAATTAGGGAAGCTGTTTCGGGCGGCTCAAACCATGCGACCGCCGGGGCTAATAGGGAAGACAGTACTGTGGTTGTGGGGGCGGCAAATGCGATGTTATTAAAACAAAACAAAACACGCAAAACATCACATAAAAACAATTAACGAATTGTGTTTATGATTCCCCCCCCCCCCCTTGATGATTTTGGAGTTTGAATGATGGACAAAGAGTCGGTTGAATTGTGCATAGAAATAACGACAACGAATGCGAATGCGGATGCGATTGCGAATGCGAATGCGAATGACAGTCCATCAAGATCAAGTCCAACGTATTCGCAGTCATTGGAGTCGTCCATGTCCACATACGACAGCATGATGCAGTCACTGCACGAAGAATTGAATAATGCCGAGGAGTTTGAAGATCTTGATTTTTTCAAGATGGATTGCGCAACTGCCGTTTCATTTGATTACGAGATGAATTACACGATCAAGCAGCTCAAACACATCGCCGGGTATTACGGGATAAAATGCAAAAACCGTAAGGCCGACCTTGTGCAAGACATTGTGTTGTTTGAGATGGATGCCGCAAATGGAGACGCCGTTGCGCGCCGCAAACGCATGTTTCATTACATTGACCTCCTAAAAACCGATGAATATTTAAAATCGTATGTGATTATGTGACATTGTGATTATGTTAAAATCAATATATAAACATAAGCAATCTCATGTATGTAGCTTACTTCCTTACTTACTTCCTTCCTTACTTCCTTACTTCCTTACTTACTTAATTTCTCTCGGGGTCCATGTCCGCAAAAGAGGAACGAGCCATGCACCTTGAAATGCACCGCATGAACCGCGCCCAAAACGACATCCTTGCCCGAAACGCGGCATTGGAGGCCGAATGCGCGCGGTTGCGCATGGCTCTGAAGCAGGAATCCGAAAAACATGCGGCCGTTTGCGATGCAGTGACCCAACGGTGCAACGCATACCAGAGCGCCGAGCGCGAAATGATGGACACCGCGCAACGAGACCGCGAAGACATGATGAAACAGATGCAGCACGACGCCGCCGCGCAAAAAAAGGCCAACACGGACGAGTTGATCGCCATGAAACGCGCATTGGACGCCCATTATGCCGAACTCATTGACAAAAAGGGAAGGGAGTTGGATGCAGCCCGGCGAGAATTTGAAGCAGATTGCGAACAACGACTGGCGACGGAAAAGAAAGAACGAGCCGAGCGCGAACAAGACCAACTGTTGCAGTTTTTGGCCCGAATGGAGGAGGCCAATCGCGGCAAGGTTGAAATCGTGCAACAGTTGGACCATGCAAAGAAACAACTAGAGCAGGGCGTGCGCGAACGAACCGAGTTACTTGAACTCGCGGACCGGCGGTTTGAAGAGTATGTCAAAACCCACACGGCCAAACTGTTTAGAACGATCGCATTCTCGGAAATATCGCACGCCGTTGCTGCCAATTACGCGCACACGCAGCTGATTTACAATCTGGATTTCAAGGGCAAACGAATATTGATTTTTTCGCACTATTCCAGCCGGGACGAGGTGGAGAGCTACAACTATTTGACGCTGGAACGGTTGGACGAGCGGTTTGACTTCGTCATTATTTTAACCAACTGTCCGAATCGGTGGGATCTGGCCCGCCCGAACTACAACAAGTATCACCTTCTTTCCTACAATTTTAAGAGCGATTTTCGCAACTACGGCGTGTTCATAATGCAGACCGCAAAAACGCTGATTCGCGCATCGCAGGTGTGCCTAATGAATGACTCGTTCGTGGTGGTGGATGTGGACGCGTTCGGCCGGTGCATGAAGCGTTTGTTTGAATCCACTGCGGCAGCGGCAGCGGCAACAGCAGCAACGGCAAGAGCGGCGGATTTCGCGGGGATTACCAGCAGCCATGAAGACGTGTATCATTTGCAGTCCTACTTCATTATATTTAAGGGTCGGGCAGTGAATGCCATGGTGGAGTATTTTAACATGCGCGGACTGCCGATGAATTACCCAGCGGCCATTACGGATTACGAGCTTGGAATCACGGCGCATCTTGTGCAGCAGGGGTTTGCGCCGTTTGCCATGGTTTCAAACCAAGAAATGCCGTTTCCGCTCAACACAACCTACTGCAAATGGTCGGCGGTCCTGCAGCAAACGGGCATTGTAAAACGCCAGCACTTTTTGAAGAAGTACCCGGCGCGGTTTGCAATGACGGATTTGAGCATTGCCCTGATTGCCGATAAATTCTCGCAGAATGCGCATTTCATCCATTTTTTAAAGTATCACGGAATAAAATTGGATTGATTTGGATTGATTTGGATTGATTTGGATTGATTGAATGTCATATAAAATTTATAACAAATTACAATTTATAATTTAATTTATAATTTAAATCTAATCTAAATAAATCTAAATTATAAAATATACCAACACAATATCAGGCAGGTTGGGTTGCGGGTTGCAATGAATTCACATTCTATAACTAACTTTCACGACATACAGCACGTGCTGTTCATCAATCTGGATTCGCGCATAGACCGTCGCACCCATTTTGAATCGCAGTTCCGAAAAATTGGACTTCAGCCGGAGCGGTTTTCGGCCATTCGGAATGTGGACGGCGCCATCGGCTGCAGCATGAGCCACGTCGCATGCATGGAACTCGCCATTCGCAACAACTGGGACCATGTGCTCATATGCGAGGACGATGCCACAATCACCAATCCGGGACAACTGGTGCACCAGGTGAACCAATTTTTGAAACGGTTCGGGGATTCATGGAACGTGCTGTTGCTGGCCGGCAACAACTACCAGCCGTTTCGCCAGGAATCGCCCGAATGCGTGCGCGTGGGCAACTGCCAAACTGCCACCGCTTATTTGGTGCGTCGCCCCTATTTTGAACGGCTGTTGGCGAATTTTAAGGAGGGCCTGAAAAACTTGACGGCGAACCCGGGTCAGCAGCCCATTTACGCGGTGGATCAGTACTGGAAACGGTTGCAGCGCACGGATCACTGGTATTTGATTGTGCCCATTTCGGTCATTCAGCGCCCCGATTACAGCGACATTGCCAAACAGCACGTGGATTACAGCTCGGCCATGACCGGCGTCAATAAAAAATGGTACGGGAACGGGAACCCAGGGTTCCCGTAAACCCTCCTTATCAGGGAACCCAGGGTTCCCCGAACCCCTCCTTATCAGGGAACCCAGGTCAGCGCAGTAGCCTTGTGTCTCCGAACCTCTCCTTACCGGAGAACCCAGGGTTCCCCGAACCCCTCCTTATCAGGGAACCCAGGGTTCCCCGAACCCCTCCTTACCGGAGAACCCAGGTTCACAAGGGGGAGCTCGTCTCCCCCCTGTTTGACAGCGCATCCGCGCGCTGATTTTTGTCCCGATACACGTGTTCAAACTCAATTTTCGCAAATTTTGACACCAGCGTGGTTGCGCATTGGTGCAGCGGCGCCAGTTTGGGAGAATTCACTTTGTATTTGCCCTGCATTTGCCGGATGACGAGCTGGCTGTCGCCCCGCACCTGCAGCTCCGTTATTCCCTGTTTCAATGCAGTGTTCAGGCCCAGGATGAGTCCCGTGTATTCGGCTTCATTGTTGGTTGCGCTGTAACCGGCAAACACCGACTCCGCAAACACTTCGGTTCCTGATGCGTCGTATAAGACAGCACCCGCCCCTGCGCGTCCCGGATTCCCCTTGCTGCAGCCGTCAAAGAAGAGGGTGTGCATGTTATTATGTGTTGGTGTTGTTGTTGTTGTTGTTGTTGGTTTTATCATGGTTTGCATTAGAGAGAATATATGATAAAATCAATTTTATTATTATATTATTTATATTATTGCATTATTATTGCATCACAGCTATTTAAATTTAAATGATGTCGGTTATATATATTAATACATCGCAAGGCACGACATGAACATGAACATGAACATGAACCACACAGGCAGCATAAGGAACGCGCTCTACATTAATTTGGAGTCGCGCAAGGACCGGCGCGCGCATGTGGAGGCGCAGTTGGCAGCCCTTAAGAATGCGGAGCATAATGGAATGCCGAACCTGGTGCCCGAGCGCTTCAACGCCATTAAACACGCGGTGCACGGCGCCATCGGCTGCAGCATGAGCCACATGCGGTGCATTCAAATTGCCAAAGAGCGCGGCTGGGACCATGTTTTGGTTTGCGAGGACGACGTCCTGTTCACGAATGCGCCGCTGTTTTTAACGCAGCTATCCAAATTCATGGCCACGGTGCCGAACTGGGACGTGGTGCTTTTAGCGGGCAACAACATCCCGCCGTTTCGGGTGGTCAACGATGCGTGCATTCAAGTGAGCAACTGCCAAACCACCACGGCATACGTCGTAAGGGCGCACTACTACGACGCGCTCATTGCCAATTATCGCGCGGGGATCAATAAACTCATGCGCAGTCCCACGAATAAGCTGGAATACGCCATTGACCGACACTGGTTTGAGCTGCAGCGCCGGGACCGCTGGTTCCTGATCACGCCGCTCAGCGTGGTGCAGCGCGACGATTACAGCGACATTGAACAGCGCTTCACAAATTACGGGCATTTGATGCTGGATTTGGACAAACAACAAATGATCCGGCGCCGGATGGAATCCATTCCAATGCAACTGCGCAAGTGACATGTGACCACCACCACGGCATTATGGAGGCGTCCCCGTTTCAAACTCGCAGATCATTCGGGGCGTGGTTGCGTTGTGTTTGCGGTATTTGTAATGCGTGGCATGTCCGAATTCGTACAGGTCCTGGTTTAGATCCGTTTTGGTATTGGGATCCGGTTTTGGGTTTAAAGTTGGATCCGGTTTGGGTCTAGAACTGCAGCAATAATTGCACAATGAAAAGGGCTCCATATTTAAAAGGGAAGTTGGTTCGTGGGTTTGATTTTGATTTGGTGGGGTTTGCGGACCTTCTCTTGGCGTCACATTGGGGGATGGTGATGGCGCATTGGCAGGACCTAACACAGGGCTGGTTTCGGGAGTTGTTAATTTTTTATACACTGTAAACATTTCAATAATTTAATAATTTAAATTTAAATTATAATTTAAATGTTTTTTGCATTAATGTAGTATGCGCGGATTTAAAATTTTGTAGACTGGTGGTTGGTAATGTCGGGAATCATCAACATCACGTTTTCAACCTGCTGGTACCAATTCAAGGCCAAGTTTGATTTCAGCGTGTACGCCCCCTGGATCCGCAACATGCTGTCCAATGTGCGTGCATACAACCTCGTAATTTACACGGACGAGACGGGTCTGGCCGCATTTGATTTTAACGCGTACGCCGCCGTCAATCCCCGGATTCGCGTGGTCATAAAACCGTTTGAATCCTTTCGCAATTATGCACTAAGAGACATGTGGATTGCAAATCACGTGAACAATGCGCTGCTCAATCAATGGGTGGACTGGCGCGTGAATGCGCTGTGGTCCGAAAAGGTGCACTTCGTGCATGAAACCGCGACTCGGAAGTATTTTGACACGGACTACTACGGCTGGTGCGACATTGGGTACTTCCGGGGTCGCAATAAGCGAGACTTACCCATGTCGCAGCTGCGCGGATGGCCCAACCCCGCAAAAATCGCGGTGCTTAACCCCGACAAAATTTATTACGGCTGCGTCAACAATGATTGGGCCCAAATTGAGCACTGCATACGGACCATCAATGACCCCAAACAAACCCATGGGTTGGACCCAAAACTGAATTTCATTGCGGGCGGGTTTTTCATGCTGCATAAAACCAAGGCCGAGTGGTGGGCCGTCGCGTACGACGCCAAGCTGCACAAACAATTTTTTGAAGGGCGCACCGTAAAAGATGACCAACAAATCATTGCAGATTGTGTGTTTTCAAAAGACACGCAATCCCATTTCCACATCTGTCGTGAAGAAGGCGCCAAATACGACGTGTGGTTCCTGTTTCAGCGGGCGCTTATGTAAGTTGATTACGGACGTTGTCGTATGATGCGTATGCGTTTGCTTCATTCAACGTGCTTTTCTTCGGAGTTGGACTTTTCTTCGGGGTTGGACTTTTCTTCGGAGTTGGACTTTTCTTCGGGGTTGGACTTTTCTTCGGGGTTGGACTTTTTTTCGGAGTTGGACTTTTTTTCGGGGTTGGACTTTTCTTCGGAGTTGGACTTTTTGGACTTTTCTTCGGGGTTGGACTGCGTCTGCTTTTATTCAAAGGACTTTTTTTCGGGGTTGGACTGCGGCGTCTGCTTTTATTCAAAGGACTTTTCTTCGGACTTCCTCTCAAATCAATCTTGACTGGGGGGATCATGATCTCATCTATAATCCTATCAACATACTCGTCCAAACTTATTTTCTTATTTGAAAATACCACCTCATCCGAGGATGATGCGCGCCCTCCTCCCGTTATGAGTGGCGCGATATTGCCCAATCTGGAAGTTATCCTCTCCTGCAACATTGCTATGAACTCGGCCACCGTTGCAGTTGCGGGAGCAAGTGATTGACGGGCCTGATCCAATTGAGCATGGTTGTATTGCTGCATGGCCTGCATCAAATTGGTAGCACGACCCGCAAATCCAGCATCAATGTGACACTGATAATTTCTCATAATGGTTGTAATATCCCATGTGGGTTGGATTCTACCAACCGCTCCAAAATCTATTAAAAACGCGTTCCCTAATGGATAAGGTTCGGGCAAATATCGGACAGTTGTGTTCACCATGATATTGTTTGGATGACAATCCGCGTGCGATATCCCCATTGCACCCAACCGTATCATTTGCAAGTGGGTTAAATCAAATGCCAATTGCCGTTCTGCCGGGGTTCTGCCGGGTTGTTCCAAGTAATTAAGCAATGTCGTGCAGTTGCTCATGAGTTCCATGGTGATGATGCCCAACCCTCCCCCGGATGGCATCAATGATTGGGCAACCATGAAAAGCTCATCAAGAATTTGGCGGTCGTGACGACGCGCGCTTATCGCAGGGTCTTCGCCGGGACGCGGCAACGGAACTCGTGCTTGAAGCTTGTTCATAATCATCCCCCTAAACCATTCAAGACTCGGCATATCAATATTGGTTGCATAATTTATTATGGCAGGACAAATCGGAGAGAAATAACATTGAGCCGGCGCACCCCCCGCCGCACCTCCTATCGGAAACAACGAGTGATTGTATATTCCGTATTGCACATTTACTTCGGTGGCAATTGCTTGTGCTGTTTCCAATAAAAAATCGCGTCTATCTAACTCATGGTTTGACATCAGGAACGGCCTTTCAATGATCTGTTGTCGGGTTGGGTGCAGTAACACCAATTTGACAATGCACTGCGTAACGCGGCGGGCCTGGGTTGTTGGGCGAAATGCGTGCGACACTCGGGTGTGCCGGTACGGCGATTGGTCCGGAGGACATCCCCAAAAATGCAACGTCAACGACGACCTTGACGTGTCCGTCAATATTTGCACATGGGGGCAATGCGTTATGAAATTTGAAAACGCGTTTCGTGCAGTGATGGCGGGGTCTACTAACACAACTCCTCCCTTCATGGATTTCGTTCGTTAATGCAATGCACAAACAATTATATATTAATAAAATATTTTAGTTGTTATTCATTTTGTATGAATAACAAACAAAACAATGCCCACAATTCACAATTCACAATTCACAATTATCGGTGTTGAGCATGTTAATCAACTTCCTCCACGCTGGGACCCTGGTCCGAGGCTTGTGGTTGTTGTGACTGTGGTTGTCCATACAGCTTTGCAACGATGGGCGCGACGATGCCCTCCAACTTTTTCTGCTGGGCCGCGTAGTCAGCGGTCTCGGTTTCGGTGTCGGTGTTCGCGGATTCCAGCCATGCCAGCGACTCCTTGCACGCCGCCTCTATGGCGCCCCGCTCCTCCTCCGACAGCTTCTCTTTCATTTTTTCGTCATCGGTGGAGTTCTTCACGGAGTAAATGTAGTTCTCCAGCCCGTTGCGCGCATCAATGCGCTCCTTGTGCCGGCTGTCCTCCTCCCGGTACTTCTCCGCCTCCGACACCATGCGCTCAATGTCCTCCTTGGACAGCCGCCCCTTGTCGTTCGTGATCGTGATCTTGTTGGACTTGCCGCCCGCCTTGTCCGTGGCGTTCACGTTCAGCACGCCGTTGGCGTCCAGGTCAAACACCACCTCAATCTGCGGCGTGCCGCGCGGCGCCGGCGGAATGCCGTCCAGCTGAAACCTCCCCAAACTGTTGTTGTCCTTGGTCAGCTGGCGCTCGCCCTCAAACACCTGGATCAGCACCCCCGGCTGGTTGTCCGCATACGTGGAAAAGATCTGGCTCTTCTTGCACGGAATGGTGGAGTTGCGCTCAATGAGCTTGGTCATCACGCCGCCCGCGGTCTCTATGCCCAGCGACAGCGGTGCCACGTCCAGCAGCAGGATGTCCTGCGTGGCCTTGGACTGGTCCCCCGTCAGAATGGCGGCCTGCACCGCCGCACCGTACGCCACCGCCTCGTCGGGGTTGATGGAGCGGTTCAGCTCCTTGCCGTTGAAGTACTCGGACAGCAGCGCGCACACTTTGGGGATGCGCGTGGAGCCGCCCACCAGCACGATCTCGTGGATGCTGCCCTTGGAGATCTTGGAATCCCGAATGACGCGGTCCACGGGGTCAATGGTGTTGCGGAACAGGTCCATGCACAGCTCCTCAAACTTGGCGCGCGTGATCTTCGTCGCAAAATCCACGCCGTCAAACAGCGCGTCCACCTCAATCGTGGTTTCCGCCGACGACGACAGGGTGCGCTTGGCGCGCTCGCACGCCGTCCTCAAGCGTCTCAGCGCCCGGTTGTTCCCCGACGGGTCCTTCTTGTGCTTGCGCTTGAACTCCTGCAGGCACCACGACACGAGCCGGTTGTCAAAATCCTCGCCGCCCAAGTGCGTGTCGCCCGCCGTCGCCTTCACCTCAAATATGCCGTCGTCAATCGTGAGCAACGACACGTCAAACGTGCCGCCCCCCAGGTCAAAAATCAGAATGTTGAGCTCGCCCTTGCTGTCGCCTTTGCCCTTTTTGTCCAGGCCGTACGCAATGGCCGCCGCAGTGGGCTCGTTGATGATGCGCAGCACGTTCAGGCCCGCAATGGCGCCGGCGTCCTTGGTGGCCTGGCGCTGCCCGTCGTTGAAATACGCCGGCACGGTGATCACCGCATCCGTCACCGCGGTCCCCAAGTAGCTCTCCGCAATTTCCTTCATTTTTACCAGAATCATGGCCGAAATTTCCTCCGGCGAAAACGTTTTTTGCTCGCCCTTGAACTCCACCTGCACGTGCGGCTTGCCGCCGTCTTTGGCGACCACCTTGAACGGCCAGTGCTGCATGTCGGCCTGAATGGTGGCGTCGTCTATTTTGCGGCCGATGAGGCGCTTCGCGTCAAAAATGGTGTTCTCCGGGTTCATGGACACCTGGTTCTTCGCCGCATCGCCGATGAGGCGCTCGGCATCCGTGAATGCCACATAGGACGGCGTGGTTCGGTTGCCTTGGTCGTTGGCGATGATTTCCACGCGCTCGTTCTGCCAGACGCCCACGCACGAATACGTGGTGCCCAAATCAATGCCGATGGCTTTCTTGGTTGAGGTCATTGGATTGTGTGTGTTGGATTGTGTGTGTTGGATTGTGTGTGTGTTGGATTGTGTGTGTTGGACTGGATGCATTACAACATCGCCCAATCTTTAAATGAGTTTACATTGATTTTATTGATTTTATTGATTTTATTGATTTTATCAGTTTCATCATTGTGGATTGTGGATTGTGGCGGCCATGATCATTTCATTCACATCGTTTCTTTCATTTGATGGCGCATGCAGTCCCGCCGCAGCAGGATTGGGCACGTGCTCCACTGCAAACGCGCTCGCTTCTTCGCTGTCGGGCACCCAGTACACGGATTCATGCGCCTTCAGCCAGTACGAAAAATACACGTCTTCGGGCACGTGAACCTCGGAGTCGCTTGGATACGGGTGCTTGCGCGCAATTGCCAGCATGACGCGCACATTGCGCAGCGAGAGGCCGCCGTTGCCCACGCCCACTGCAATTCGCAGGTTCCGATTGTTTAATGCGGTAACGATGCCGCCGTCGGGCCACGGCGCGCCCACGTAGTCGTACTTCAGAAACGAATCCACGGCATCGCCCCCCTTGAGAAGCAGGGTGTCGCACTGGAAAATGAGGGCGTGCTCGCACTTGAAGCCGTCCAACAAGCACTGCCAAAACATGGGATTCCCCAGCATTGCGCTGTATTCGGCCGTGGTCAAATTGCGCTGGGACATGCGCACGTAATGCACGCAGTCGTCGGGAATGGCGGGGCTCAGGCCGTCCTTGACAAATCTCTCGTTGTCGGGGCCGTGATAGACGACAAGCCCCCAGCCCGTGTGCTGCAGCAAGAACATGAAGTTCTTAATCACGGGAATCAGGTTCGGGTGCTGGCGCGGTTCCACAATGACGCAAAACTTGCGGGCCGCGTGCTTGGGCTGCACGTGCTGAAATGCGTCGGCACCCAGCCCTGCAAACCGCTGCAGGTATTCGGACCAAATTGGGTGATTCATCATGCAATTGGTATTGCGTGGGATTGTTGGGGGATTGTTGGGGGATTGTTGGGGGATTGTTGGTTGTTGGTTGTCATTACACATTGGGTTGTTTTTAATTATGAATTTATAAATTTATAATTAAATTCAAACACGCGGGGTTTTACTGGGGCAGCCGCCCCAATATTAAAAGTCGGGTCCGCCCGTGAATGCGGCCACGTCTTTGACCGTGGATGATGATCCATTGGCACTGGTGGCGGCGCGCTCCTCAAACTGCGCAATGATGTAGAACCCGAGCAGCGAAGACACGTACACCAGCGCTGCATCGCGCAGCAGGAATTTCAGCGGTTTGGATTGGGGTTGAGGGGCAGCCTCTTCGCCTTCACTTGTGTTGGAGTTGGCATGGGCATTGGCATTGGCGCCGGAAAAGCGCATCTCCAGAAACTTGGCCACCAAAAACACGAAGGCGATGATGCCGCTGACAATGTAAGCGTTGTTGTTCATTCTGCGAATTTTGCTAAAGTATATACTAACCATAACGAAACATTTGGCACATTTTACGAATTGTATTATTGCCCAAAATTGATTTATATCCAAAAATTGATTTGTATTTACACCAATTTATTAATCCAAATCAACAAATCAATCCAATATTTGCAATGCATAACCGAACAAATCAGCAGAAGAAAAATAAGAAGCAGAAGAATGAGGGCGCAAATGCGTACCCAATCAATCCAAATGCTTACAAGATGTGCCCCATCATGTGGCGCAGGGATAAATGCAGCATCATCATTTTGACAATGGAGAATGCGCACCCCCAATACAATCGCAATCCCATGTTTTATGTGCCGCTTCGCAAATTCATGCAATGCGGTGGCATGTGGTCGGCGCTCAATTTGTGCACCGTGTTCTGGGAACCGCCCCTGTACGGAATCCCGCGAGATTACAAGGAAAATGAAAGGGTCAAAGGTGCTTATTTGATTGCGTTTGCATCGGATTTGGCCCCCATTTGCAAGGAATGGGCAAGGGGCTGCATTGAACAATGCAATCAGAAAGCATCAGACGCAGTGTTTGTTGAAATCGTGCTGTTCAACGAGGCCCTCAAGGCCCACATGATGGATGCAATTTCGCGCCACGAGTTGCAGGTTACCATTTGCGAAGTCACCAACACTTGCACGGTCATTTAGGCGGCCAAGATTTCAGGCCAATATTTCAGGCCAATATTTCAGGCCAAGATTTCAGGCCAAGATTTCAATGTCGTCCAGCTCGGGCGCTTCAAAATTCAGCTTTTTTAATGGCTCTTCCATGGAATGCACATCAAATGCATCCAGCTGCACGTCTTCGCCGATTTTCAGACGATCCTGTTCGTCGTCGCCGTCTTCTTCTTCTTGCAGTTTGCGCTGCATGTATCGCTCGTTGCTGATTTGTTCCAGACGATCTTCCGTTTTGGGCGCATGAATGCTGTGCTCCGTGTTATTCACATCAATGGCGCTGTCCATATCGTTGAACTTGATGGATGCCGTGGATGCCGTGGATGCCGTGGATGCCGTGGATGCCGTGGATGTTGTGGATGCCGTGGATGTTGTGGAAGCCGGCGACGACGGAAATGCGTCCGAAATGGTGGATGCGGATGCGGATGCGGATGCGGATGCGGAGAGGGGCGGCTCAATGCCCGCTGCAATGGCCGCGGCATCATTGGCCAGTGGGGTCGGCGTCGGCGTCGGCGTCGTTGGCCCTGGGCGTTCGTCCGGCACCGGATCTTGCGACACGATCTCCTCCTTAATTTTGATTTCGGTGTGATCTTCAATGGTTTCGTCCATGTACGTCTTCAGGATCATCTCCAGCGGGATGCTCTCCCGAATGCTGTCCAGAATGCACTCCTTAATGATGATCTCCAGTTCTCGCCCGTTCTTTTGGGAGGACAGGGGCGGAATGCCGCGCTCAAACAAATACACGTTGGTGTAGAGCTTGCGCGCGCAGTTCACGTACACCTTGTGAATGAAGTCGTTGAGTTGCGGCACATCAATGTCCACCTTCTTCTGCTTGCTGCCCACGCGCATGCAGGTCAGGCTCTTCAGCTGGATAATGTGCACGCACGTGACCAGGTCGGCTAAATGCCCGCACCCGCTGCGGTCCACAATGCGCTGCGTCTCCTGCGTAATGATGTTTGCGTTCCATTTGGGCACGCGCGAGAGAAAATTCTGAAAGGTCATCAAATACTTCCCCGTTTCATTGTTTTCTTCGCACAACTTCCACGCCTCGTCAAAAATGGACCGAAACCCCTCCGACATCATGGGTGCTAAAATGTTCACCAACCGGGCGCACCATTCGTTGCGAGATTCTTGCAGGCTTGCGAGTGAAAAGTCGTCCATTGGTTGGGTTGGTTGGGTTGGTTGGGTTGGTTTTGGGTTGGTTGGGATGGTTGGGATAGGGGAGGTTTACATAAATGATATATTTTCTAAACTGTCATTGGAACGAAATATCATGAAATGCAGCATGAACAGCATGACCAACTTTTCGTTCCTAAATTCGTGGCGCGCCTTCTGAAAGGCGATGAGTTTCTCGTATTTTTTATCCGGCGAAATTTCCGACTCGGATCGCCCTTCCAGCCACCGCAACAGGTCCATGCTGCTGTAAGCCCGCTCGTACAACTCGTTGGCCAATTGAATGATGTCGTCCGCGCCGTAGGCGCGCTGGAACGACACCGCCTTGTTCAGCCACTCGGTGCGCTGCTGCTTCAGCCTATCCAACGCGGATCCGGCAAACGTTTTGTGCAGCAGGTGCGTGTGCAGGTTGACTTGTGCGCCGTCAATGAACGGCTCCGGCACGTGAATCTCGCAGAACCGCGACAGAATGGGGCGCAGCAGCTTGCATTTGTCCTCCACCACAATGAAGAAGCGCGTGGAGTGGTTGAAGAGCTCAATGCACCGGCGCAGGGCGGACTGCGCGTCCGTGGTCAGCTTATCCGCATTCAGCAGCACCACGCTCTTGAATATCTCTCCGTCCTTCAGATCCACATTGGTTTTGGCAAAGAACTTCAGGTCCTCGCGAATGAAACGGATGCCCTTGCCGTGCGCGCAATTCACGTGCATGACGTAGTCCTTCAGCGCCACCTTGTCGTTGCCGTAAATGCTGCGAATGAAATTCCATGCCAGCGTGTTTTTGCCGCAGCCCGACACGCCGTGAAATATGATGTTAGGGATTTTCTTTTGCGCAATGAAGTACTGCAACTTCTGCCGAATGTCGCCGTGAATGTCCAACAATCCTGAGCCGGCGCCGGCGCCGGCTTCGGGTTTGGGGTTTGGTTTCTTGACGACGCGAACCCGGGGGGGTTTCTTTGAAGTTGCCATCATCGGTGGTTCTAGTTTATTCATTTGAGAGAAAATGGGATTATATTTATGTATTTTACGTATTTATATGTATTAAATGCCATGCAGTGATAACTTTAATACTTATTCACTCAACAACATGAAAATATTGAAAAATTGATTTAAACATTGATTGCATATACCTACTCAATTAGTCAATCAAATCATACATCATTTTATACAATGACGTCTTGGGCCAGCATCGCAAAACGCAACATTCCGTCAACGATCAAATCAAGTGCAACTGCGCCTGTAACCAGAATTGCAGAACCCGCAACTGCAACTGCAACTGCAACTGCAAGGCCAAGCATCCCATTCAACCCGGATTTATGCGCCGCCGTAAGTATAGCGGAATCATGCGACACATGCGCCAAACGAGGACAGGCCGAGCTTGAGCAAGAGGAGCAGTCCCAATGCAGGCCAACTCGCATTTACCTGAGGCGCCCAGATGCACCTTCCCCCATTTTCAGAACGAGAGAAGAACAATTGCAATGGATGTATGACGATGCAATTAAAAACGAGGCACATTCCAATGAAGTGTTTGAACGGCGCATGCAGGAATGGCGCACTAAGAACAACTGGCTGCTTCCGCCGATGAAAACCGAGGTGTCCAAATATGAACGGATCCAAGGATTTTACATCGGCAAGGACGACGACAATGCAAAGGACGTGGATGTGGATGTGGATGTGGTAAAATACGTCACGCCTTACAGCACCGGGCGGGATTTGAAGCATGAAGGAATGGTGAACATGATGTGGTGCCTTGTCCATTCGCGGGCAGACGAACTGGTGGCATGCAAGACCGTGGCCGATTTCAATGCGCTGTTTGAACAGACCATTCGGCTGGAATATCCGTCCTATCCATCATTCAGAATGGAATATCGGTTGAAGCGCATCGTCACCCCGCGCAAACTGCTCTGGATGTTATCGCAAAAGGCCAACCTGTTTCCGGGCAAGGCGCGTCCAGGAACTGCACGCTGGACAGTTGACCCAACCACCCAGTTTCCGGCGCCCGTGTTTGACCCGAAGGTTTACACCAAGAGCATGGTGTTTTTCAACCTGCGCGATTGTCGCGACACTACGATCAGCACCGACGAACGCGAAGTTCGCACTACCAAAACCGTGTACCTTGTTGGCGCATCGGGCGGACGCGACGAGACGGGCATCTGTGTGGTTGAGCGTTTGGCACAGTTCGGAGACGGGGCCAAGATTCGCTGGCTCTTGTCGGCCCAACAGCTGCGCAACATGGAGCGCGTCGTGTTCGTGTCCGACTGCTGCCCCTTCCGGGAGTTTGTTGACAGCGATTATGATGATTATGATTGGGATTATTGTTGATTGTTGAGACATAGATAGATGGTATTAAAAACACCAAATTTCAAAAAAATTGAATACATGAAAAGCGTAATCCTTTTCATGCAGTAAATCAAGAAAATCAAGCCATGCAAGCCCCTGATCATGAACAAGACAAGGACAACCAGGATAACGACAACGCATCCAATGCAACCAATGAAGCAGCGCCCTCTGTGGCGCATCCATTGCTGCCATTGCTTTCAGTGGACAGCTGGAAACACACCAAGGCATACGCCAGTAATGTAAGAAGGGAAACGCAGACGCAGTATTATGTCCGAATGAATGCTGCCCCGGAAGTGGTGGAGCTGGTGAGCCTGGACTCCAAGCCGTTTGGCTCCGTCAGCGAACTGATCCTGGCCGAATTGTTCAAAATGGCGCCGAGAACCTCCAGCCAGCACGACGGCATATTTGAGGGCCACAAATGCGAAATCAAATGCGCCCGGCGATGGGCCGGAAAAGACGACTGCCGGTGGCAGCACCTGGAACCCGAGCACGACTACACGTTTGCCATGCTGGCCCTCCTAGAGTTTCATGAGTGGAAGGTGTGGTGCGTGACAAAAGCGCAACTCATGGGCGAGCTGCGCGAAAAAAAGGTGGTCACGTTCCAGGGCAAGCAGGGCTGGTGGACTCTGAAATCGGCCATCATGCCGTATCTGACGCCGATCCATGGACTGGAGTGCATGCGCAAATTTGTAAGCACCATTCCGAAATAATATAAAGACATGGTGCCTCAAGTCCATAGCCTCAACTCCTCCACCCCACATCAATACCAACCATACCAACCATACCAACCAATGATCATTGAACTGTTTTTGTTTTACGTTGCATTGATGATTTTGTATTATATCACCCCCCGACCAAACACGTAGGTGCATTCCCAAATAAATTGGGGAAATCAAAAATGGAATTTCCGACGGAGTTTGCTGCGCCTGTTATTGATGCGCCTTTTACGCGTCAATCCTCCTCCTCCTCCTTGGTTTGCCTTCAATTCCGAATCTAATTTCAACATTTTGTCAAAAGTTAGAGGTTCAATATATTTCCGATATTTCTGAGGAGGTTCACCATATTTCCGATCCAACAACTTCAACATCTCAAAAATGGGAATCATGTCAAACACACTGCAACGAATTGTTAGGCTCGCCCTTTTTGGGCTCCCCTCTTCCGCCATTGATTCTTGCATTGAAAATAACCTTTTGTATAATTCATTTGGAGGGCATTTTGATTCTGTGACAATAATGTACCTGCGATTATTAGTCATTTCGTCAAAAATATCACTTAATATAACAACGACTTCATCAAAAAAATGGGTTATTCCTTTACCGATGTCGCCGTCAACAGCTATACCGCTGTCTTCCAGATAATGACCCAGCGATTCGTCGGTCACGCCTCTTTCCTGCATTAATGCCTCAAGCTCAACGGGCTTATAAGGATATTTAATGAAACGTTTAACCCATGTACGGTACTTGCCAGGTATTTTTTCATACCTTGCATACACTTGCGACAGGGTTAGATATTGGTTTTCCATCACTATTGGACGCAATAAATCAAAAATTGGAACTGAATTTGGTGGAGTTGTTTTTAAGAATTCAATAAACGTCTCAATGATTTGAATCAACCATGAAGGGTCTAACCCTGGATATAGTTTAAGAACCGATGCATGAATGATGTGGTACGTATCTATCATTTCTCTAAAAGACTCATACTCAACACCGACTAATGGTTCAGACCAGTTACCATAGATCGTATCATTCATAATTTTATCACGAAGGTCTCTTGGAATACTCGCACGAGAAAGCATGGCTCTTGCAGATTTTGACATTTTTTTCATATGTTTTGCAAATTTAGCACCCGGTGGTTCCATGGATGGATAAAAAGGATTATAAGTATTTATAAGTGTAAGTATAAAAAAAATAAATGCGATGATTTGCATATATTTTTTATGTTGCGCCTAATACTTCTGTATTATGCCACCCGAACAAAGACGTAGGTGCACTCCTCCGTTTTTTTTGGGGTCACATATTCTTCACTCGCGGATTTTTGTCCCGGGCGCCGGCTGTTGGCCATCGTGAACACGGCGCCGTCTAACAGGTGCCACCCGTGCTCGCCGTGGATCCGGATCACATCGTCCAGCAGGTCGTACTTCCGGTCGGTCTTGAAGTTCTTCACGCTCCAGCAGCTGTATTTCACGCCGAGCCGAATGACGCCCTTAATGACCGGGCTCAAAAACGTGTCTAGCCACGCCTGATATCCATCCGACACGACCACGCTCTGCGTCGGCTCGTCCGAGTAAATTTCCAGGTTGTAATACGGCGGGCTGGTGAGCGCAATGTCATACCTTGCACTGGGTTCAAGCTCTTGCAAAGCCACTTCGGCGGGCTTGTTAATTAATATCACATTGGTGAGTTCCAGTTCGTCGCGAATGGCGCGCAGCGCCTCATACGTTTTCACGCAGGGATCAATGCCCGTGTAATGCACATTCAGAGCCCCTCCTTTGCGGGGGGTTTGAGGGGGGAGCTTGTCTCCCCCTCCTCCTTTGTCCGCGCTTTTGGCGCCGATCATTCGGCCGCCCCAGCCCGCACACACGTCTAATAAGCGCACGTCCGTCAGTCCGTCCTTGGTGGCCAAATAGGACACCACTTTTTTTGCCATGAGCGGACGATACATGGTGACCTTGCCCAGCCCGTTGGCAAACGACAGCGAGCGAATGATTTCGGACGCGTACGGCGTGGAATGCTGGGCCCGGTTGAATCGCAGCGCCTTTTCCAGGCACGGCTGCGTCCACAGCGACTCCACGGAATGCCCCTTGTAATTTCGCACGGCGTGAAAGTGCCGCATGTGTTTTCGCAGCACTTTCATGCCCGCCACCTCCGTGGCCGAAATGTTGAACGCATTGACCGTCGCATCTTTTTTCAGTAATAGGGCCCAGTCCTTCTGTATTTCGGAGTCACTATAAGCTTCGCGCAGCACCCCGTTGGATTCCAGCTCAGCGGCCAGCTGAGGCAGAATCGCCTCAAACTCGGCGTCGGTTAAGCTGGTGAGCGCATGCTTGCGGTTCAAAATTTGGTCCATCAATGGATGATGGGTTGGAGTTGTTGGAGTTGTTGGAGTTGTTGGAGTTGTTGGAGTTGTTGGATTTGTTTGCATTGAGTTCAATTAAATGAGTGTGATAATGAAAGATAATGAAAGATAATGAAAGGCAACACATCCGTGTATTTAATTCAATTTTTACATTAATACGCGACATTAATGTAAATATTGACATTTGCAATTGTATTGTGATTGTGATGTTGTAGAATCTAAATGATCTTGTACACGGTTTGCGTGTCCTGCTGCACCATGTCGGCAATGAGCTGCTGGAACGAGGTGCGCGGGCGCCATCCCAGCACGCGCTCCGCCTTGGACGCGTCACCCCACAGCACGTCCACCTCCGTCGGACGGTAGTACTTCGGATCAATGAACACAAGGTCCTTGCCGGTGGCCTCGTCGTATCCCACCTCGTCGGCGCCCGTGCCGCGCCACTTCAGTCGGATGTTCGCCATGCCGAACGCCAGCTCAACCATTTCGCGCACGCTGTGCGTCTCCCCCGTGGCCAGCACGTAGTCGTCCGGCGCATCCTGCTGCAGCATGAGCCACATGCCCTCCACGTAGTCCTGCGCGCTGCCCAGGTCGCGCTGCGAATCAATGTTGCCCAGCACCAGCCGGTCCGTCTCGCCGCGCAGAATCTTGCCGAGCCCCAGCGTGATTTTGCGCTCCACGAAATTGTGGCCGCGGCGCACGCCGCCGTGATTGAACAGGATGCCGTTGGACGCGTGCATGCCGTACGCCTCGCGGTAATTCTTCACGATCCAGTACGCGTACAGCTTGCCCACCGCATACGGCGACCGCGGATAAAACGGCGTGGTCTCGCGCTGCGGCATCTCCTGCACCTTGCCGTACAGCTCGCTGGTGGACGCCTGATAAAACCGGGTCACCGCATCCAAATTATTGTTGCGGATGGATTCCAGCAGCTTCAACGTGCCGAAGGCATCCGTGTCCGCCGTGTATTCCGGCATCTCAAACGAGATTTTGACATGTGACTGCGCGGCCAGGTTATAAATCTCCAGACGCTCCATTGTCGGGTGCGCTGTCTTGATGTGGTTCAGAATCTTGTACAGGCAAGCGCCGTCCGTCATGTCGCCGTAGTGCAGCTTGAGCGCCGGATTGTGAAACAGGTGCTCAATGCGCGCCGTGTTTATCGTGGACGACCGCCGGATCAGGCCGTGCACCAAATAATCCTTGCTAAGCAGCAGCTCGGTCAGATAGGACCCGTCCTGCCCGGTGATGCCGGTTATGAATGCAACATTTGGATGGGTCATGCTGTTTCTTGTTGGGGAATGTTGAGAGAAAATGGGATATATATTACAATTCATGCAATATACTATTTAAATGAATTGCACGTAAATCATTTAATTCGTTCTTTCCGCTTCTGGCTTCGCTGGCTTCTGATTATTCTGTTGGAATTTCTCTCAACCGCAAGATGCAACAAATGCAACGAGTGCAACGCGTGTTGGTAACCGGCGGATCCGGTCTGGTGGGATCCGCGCTGCGCCACATATCTGGGCTTGAATTGAAGCATGAGTTCGTGTTTGCATCCTCGCGCGACTGCGACCTGACCGATTACGATGCCACGCTGCGATACTTCCGCACGGTGGCGCCCGATGCGGTCATTCATTTAGCGGCGGCGGTGGGCGGCCTGTTCAAAAACATGCGGTGCAAGGTGGACATGTTTGAAACCAACGTGCGCATCAACATGAACGTGCTGCGCGCGTGCCACGAACTGGGCGTGGCCAAAGTGGTGAGCTGCCTCTCCACGTGCATTTTCCCGGATGACAGGGCGGCAAGGACCCCGCGGCAAATTAACGAGACCATGCTGCACGCCGGACCCCCGCACGCTTCCAATGCCGCGTATGCCTATGCCAAGCGCATGCTGGAGGTGCAGTCGCGCTGTTACCGGGAACAGCACGGCCGCAACTACGTGTGCGTCATTCCCACCAACATTTACGGCCCGCACGACAACTTTCACCTGGACGATGCGCACGTCATTCCGGCGCTGATTCACAAGTGCTACCTGGCCAAGCAGCAGGGGGTGCCGCTGGTGGTTGCGGGGAGCGGTGCGCCGCTCCGGCAATTCATTTATTCGCGCGACCTGGCGCTGCTGCTGATTTGGACGCTGGAGCACTACGATGCGACCAGCGATGACTCAGGCGCCGCAGGCGCAGGCGCAGGTTCCATCATTCTCTCGGTGGATCCCGCCGATGAAATCAGCATCGCACAAGTGGTGCGGCACATTGCCGACGCGATCGGGTTTGACAATGCCATTGTGTATGACACCGCACAGGCCGACGGCCAATTCAAAAAAACGGCGGACAACGCTAAATTCAAGCGACTTTACGGCGCCGAGTCACCGTTTGCATTCACGTCCATTCGCCAGGGACTTCGCGAAACGGTGCAGTGGTTCGTTCAAAATTATCGGGATGCGCGCAAATAATGGATTGTGGAATTCATCCATCACGAATCCGGCGGAACAAATGCAACAAATGTAAACGCAACAAATGCAACAAATGCAATAAAAAAGGCAATTAAAAATAACACGCGATATGCAAAACAAATGAATGGCATCGCGTTTATGTGTGCGCCCGTTGCATTTGCATCGCTGCACTGGGTTGCCGCGCAAACATATGCGTATTACTGTGCGCCGTCCGGATTCTACGGATACATTGTCACCTTTTTTAATATGGCCAATCCAGTGTGTTCTTACACGCTTCAAGTTTTAGACACATCCAAATACTTTTACAATCAATCATGGATATTCATTGGAATAACCACGCTGGGCGCATGCAAGCACGTGTATGAAAAACACACTGCGACTGCAAAATAGTGTTTTCATTTCGTTTTCATTTTGTGCATTTGAAAAAAAATTGAAAGCTTCTTTCAGAATCAAAAGATGGAACAACAACAACACCCTCACCTGAGTCAATAACAATATGGCCGCAATCAACGACACCGCCGCAATCAACGACACCGCCGCAATCAACGAATCCCAAGACAATCTCAATCTGCCTCCCATTGCCACAAAAGACATGGATGTCACGTTTGTGCAAGACGTCAGCGGCTCCATGCATGACCAGCGCGTGTCGGTTGTCAACGGCATCAACGAAATCATTGTGGACCTGAAAAAACGCTACCGCGACCCATGTGAACACCGGGCCCACATCCACATCATCCAATTCTCGTCACACGACAACATTCGCGTGGGGGAACGGGTTCCGGTGCACGATGTCCCGATCATGGCCCTCAACGATCTAGTGTGCGATGGCATGACCGCATTGTGGGATGCAGTCGCCATCGCAATTGACCGGATGAACACGTCCAGCGTCGGAGTTCCAGCCACAACTTACGTCTTCAGTGACGGCGACAACAACGATTCCCGCGTGCACAATCAATCCGGCGTCAATGAAATGATCGCCGACAACAAAAAACGGAATCCGATGCATTCCATTCTGTTCATCGGATCTGACCCGTCCACCAAACGCAATGCAGCCGGCATGGGGCTGGATCGCATGCACTCCATTCAGCACGATTCGCACGACACGCCGGTGGCATACGAGGTGTGCCGTCGCGCATTGGGACGCTGTATCTCTGGTGACACCCAAAGCACCGAATTCAACGACGACGACATCCAGTTGTCCGCACCTGCATCCGATCGTCAAGCTCATCACGCGTACCACATTGATTCACAATTGTCCGATGCCGATGACGACTACGCAGTTGTATTGGATGATGTGCCCAGTGCAATGCCCAGAAGAGCCATGAGTTCTAGCTAGCTAGTGCCTCCGCTAGTGCCTCAATGAAAATCATGAAAATCATGAAAAAAATGAAAAAAATTGTATTTTTCATTTTCTAATAAACACATAAATGCATAATATACATAGTATACATAGTATACATAGTATACATAATCAATACACCCCCCCATCCACTACCACCACTATGCAAACCGACGATGAAATTGTTCCCATTTGCGAAGAAGAAACCAAGGATGCCAAGGATGCTAAGGAATTCTTCGTGTATTTGCTGGAATCATCTTCCAAACGCACCACGTATGTAGGCGCCACCGTGAATCTGGAACGCCGGCTGCGCCAGCACAACAAGGAACTCAGCGGCGGGGCACACGCCACCGGCGCCAAAGTGGCCCGGGGTGAAACCTGGCGCCGCGCATGTCACGTGACCGGGTTCCCAACATGGCAGGCCGCGCTGCAGTTTGAATGGCGGTTCAAACAACTCACGCGCCGAGAACCGTCCAGCGCCAAGCAGACCCCGCTGGAACGCCGCCAAGCCGCGCTGCAAAAGCTGCTGTCTTTTCCGCAATCCACCAGCAAGGCGATCCCCTATGCTGCGTGGCCCTCCGGCGGGCCTGTGGTCGTCTGGGAGCAATGAATTGGCATGAATTGCATGAATGAATGGTTTTTTGAGCCGAGCAAAATTATATATGCAATAATTGTATATACCATATATAAATACATAACTCAATCATTAACCTAAAAATGAAACTAAAAATAAATGAATTTAACAAGGACGCGTACGAATTCGCGTTGGAATACGTAACAAGACATAGCGGGCATGCATGGAAATCCAAACATGCATTGTTTTCATTTGAATTGTTGAAAAAGAAATATGACGACGAAGAATTTGACATTGACCTTGATGCGTTCACCTGGGAGCATTTAATGGTCGCAGAAAGGTACGTCAATAAGAAGGGGTATTATGAATTGTATAACGCCGCAGTTGACCGGGATTCAACTATGGCAATATTTTACAGGGAATTGGGTTCCAACAATCCTTTCAAGAGCAAGAGCAATAGCAAGAGCAAGATCAAGAGGCAGAGCTCCAGGAGCGGAGGTAGAATATGTAGGCGCGGCGGTCATCAACGCACTCGTCGCTCCTCAACGCGCCGCCGAGCTTAAAAAAAGGCACCACGCATCCGCTTGGAGAAATCGGCGAAAAATCGGACGAATGTTTCATGAGACCATATATGCTGTCATGACATGCGCGCCCAAAAAGTTCCGCAAATTACCTAGTGCGCGTCGAATTTGCACAAAAAGGTTTCGAGGTTTCGATTTTTGGACATACTTTTTATGTCCATTTCTCAAAAATTTTTCGAGTCTTGTGCAAATTCGAATCGAAAATAACAAAAAAATATTTTTAAAATACCATCTGTTTTTTGTGAGCATAATGCAGCGCTTAAAAAAAGGCACCAAAAACGCAAAAAAATCGGCCCAAAAAAAACTTAAAAAAAAGCACCAAAACATGTGATTTTGGTGCATACCCTTGTCCAAAAAAGCCTAAAAATAGGCCAAAAATAGGCTCTTTTCCCTAGGGAAAAGCCTAAAAATAGGCTAAAAATAGGCCGATCCTATTAACTAGCAAAAAATAACACACTTTTAGGAAAAACGCTTAAAGCATAAATATAATATCTGCATAATATACCAAATATCTCAAGTATCCAAATTAAATAAACTTTGGAATGGATAAACTTATTGATAAAAAAGCGAAGCACTTCTGCAAACCGTGTCAATATTCTTGTAATAAAAAGAGTCACTATGTGCAGCACTGTGAAACCGAACGACACAAACGACTTGCACAAAATGCACAAAACGAGGATCAAATAACAGACTTGAATGATATTGTGAAAACCATGATGACAATGCAAAAAGATATCATGAGTGTTTTGGTGGATACGATAAAAGAAAAACCAACCCAACCAACCCAAGTAGCACATGTCACAACCACGAATCATACACACAACACGATTCATAACAACCAGTTCAACGTGCAGGTGTTTTTGAACACGGAGTGCAAGGACGCCATCAAGCTGAGCGACTTCATGAAAACGCTGAAAATCACGCTGCAGGATCTGGAATTCACGAAGACGAACGGCATCGTGGAGGGCGTGGGCTCCATCATTGCCAACAACCTGAAGGGCATGGACGTGCACCTGCGCCCCATTCACTGCACGGACGCCAAGCGCGAGACCATGTACATCAAGACCGACGAGTGGATCAAGGACGACATGCACGAACACGTGAAGAAATTCATTTACATGACGTCGTGCTATCAGACACGCGTCATACAGGACTGGATGGAGGCTCACCCGGGGTGGGAGACCAAGGAAAAGATGCACATGGAGTACCAGAGCATTTGCAAGGAGCTGTACAAGAACATTGAAAAAGACGATGCCGCCCACCGCAAAATCCTGAAGATCATTGCGAAGGAGACGCACATCAACAAGGCGGACATTATGGGATTGATGCAGTGATGCAGTGATATACACAATGCAATTTACATAAATTATTATGCGTGCATATTGTATAACCTTGTGCACATTAGGTAAATAAAATGGCTTCAAAGCGAAAACGAACGCACACATGCAAAAAACGCGCCCGAACCTTGCGCAAAGTTCACCGACGACGACGAAGCGGTGGCATGTTTCAAGCGATTAAATCTGCCGTTAAATCTGTGGTTACGAAGGATACAAAGGAACTAAAAAAATTAATGTTAGTAAATGCAATTTATTTAAAATCCATGTGGATTAGAACAGGTAACCAAGAAAATAAAAGAATTTATGATGCATACAATGATGCGGTTGTGAAGACAAGCGCAGGCCGCGATTCTGATATTTCAAAAGACGTAACTACAGAAACATTAACAGAGTATCGTACTAGATTGGATGGGTTGTATGATGCGATAACAGACCCGACGCAAAAAAAGTTAGTGGACGATGACATGGTTAAGGTGCAACAGTTGTTGCAGAGTAATCCAGATAATGCAAACGAATCATTGCGACAGTTTTTACTAGAGCTTGTTCCACCTGAACCACCGTCGCGGTGGGCCATTCCAGCACACGTGTTGGAACAACAACAATCATCGCATGCAAAATTTTTGCATCGGCCACCACCACTTGTTGCAAGTGCTCCACCTATGGATGATTATTCGCAGTATGCTCCACCACCGTATCCACCACCACCGTCGCAGTATGCTCCACCACCGTATCCACCACCACCACTACCACCACCGTCTCATGCACCACCACCGTCTCATGCACCACCACCGTCTCATGCACCACCACCGTATCCACCACCACCACTACCACTTGTTGGGCCAAGTGCTCCACCTATGGATAATGATCTGAAGTATGGACATTTTGACATACATGGTAATCGCTCAATAATACCTGGTAATGGAAGATTGCGCAGGATTTAACATCATCAGAATAAAACCATTGTCTGTCTAATATTTCCATGTTACTAATAAAGTCCAAGATAGATGGGGCCGGGTTCAGGTTCAGCATAATATGTGCTGCTTGAACCACCCGAACCATCATTATGACTGCTGCTGCTGCTGCTGCTGCTGCTGCTGCTGCTGCTGCTGTTTCCTCGGTGATGGTACACATCAATGGTGAGAGATTGGCCGCTGCATTGACTAGTGCCATTGCTACTACTAGATCCACTGCTACTGCCACTAGAGCCACTGCCACTAGATCCACTGCCACTGCTAGAGCCACTAGAGCCACTAGAGCCACTAGAGCCACTAGAGCCACTAGAGCCACTAGATCCACTAGAGCCACTGCCACTGCTACTGCCACTAGAGCCAGTTGGATTGTCGCCAACATTTTTGGGTTCGAAATTCTGAACGGAGGTTGGTCTGACATTGTTGCATTTTGGAACTGTGTTCATGGATTGAAATTTGTTGAAATCAACCATGCCTGCGGTGGTGTAGCACGGATCGCCCGATCCTCCGCCCGAATCATAAGATTCATTGGTCCCAGGCGTGATTGCCGGACACAAATACCCACCATTACCGTCCTCTTTGCACGGATTAATTCGGTCATTCCCGTAAAAATCTTTGGGATACGGCAACATGCCGCCACTGTATGATAAGCACCCTGGAATGACACATTTTTGCGTGTCCGAAGTGACGCCGGTGATTGTCACCTTTTTGTGGTTGCATGTAGCTGCCGAACAAGCTGGTCCCGTGAACCCGGAACCGCCGCCACCTACGCCTCCGCTGCCACCCTTCTCCAAAAATAAATTGCATATTTCATCGTTGTTGGATTTGCAAGTCATGTACTGGTTGGTGGTCCCGGTCGGGCGTTGATATGTGTACGGCCCGTACCTCGTGCATTTTGTTTTGTCCGTTGGATCAGCTTTGGCTTTGCATTCGGCGGTGAACGTGTAATATCCGCAGGTCGCGCATTCCTGTTCGCGCATTGAATAATCCCCGTCCGGCACTCGGAATGCGGGGCAGTACTTTTTGGAGTAGTCCGGGGTCTTGTTGGTGGCGGAAATTGGAGGATTCACGCAGCTGCCTCCAATGGAATCAGACGTGTCCGTAATTTTAACGCATTTTTCGCTGCAACCCACCGCCACGCTAATATCTCCACTTTTAACGGCATTCCGTGTTTCAAATGGTTCGGTTACGGGGTTGGCACTGGCACTGGCACTGGCACTGGCGCTGGCACTGGCACTAGTGGTTGCGATGCTCCTTTTTTGCGTCGTGGTGGCCGAGACGGGGTTTGCATTTGTCTTCAATGTGGCATCGCGGGTTTCAAAGGCCTCGGCCAGCCGATCGTGCTTTCGGAGCAGGTTGTCCAACAAATACTCATGTTCGGAGCTGCCATCGGCTGAACCGGCAGCACTGGATAAACTGCGCTGATCCGCGGCCGATGGTGCCGACGCTGGGAATGGGAACCCTTCTAAAATATGAGGCTGAGAATGATGCTGATGCTGAGGCCGAGGCTGAGGCTGATGCTGAGGTGTTTGAGTTGGATTCAACGGAAGCAGCAACACAATTACACACGCCACAATCAGAATTACGCTAAATAAAACAAAGTAATTCATGCGCGGCGTGGGGTTGTGTGGGTGTGTGGTTGTAATGGATAATGAATGAATGGAACCTGTTATAATTATATATTTGCAAATATAATTATTATAATTATTTGAATGATTTTTTTATCAATCGGGCGGATCTCTTTATCAATCGCTTGTATCTCCTATCATCGGCAGCAGTAGCTGTTCAAGCTCTGCGTGTACGGGTTGTTGCGGAAGGCGTCCAGAATCTCCGGGTTGATCCGCTCGCACTCAATGGCGTTGCGCGGGTAGTTCTTACCCGCATGCGCCTTGCCGTAGGTTTCCACGGACGGCGGCATGTTCACCGTGTTGGGGCCCGGCGCAGCAGCGCCCATGTAGTTGTGCACGGTGGTGTGCGGTTTGCGCACGCACACGTTCTCGTTGTGGTTCAGCAGGTTCATGTTGCCCTGGTTCGTCCACGCCGTCTGCACCTTGTTGGTGTTGTTGTGCTGGTTGTAGGCGGCGTTGTACACTTGATTGCCCATGTGCGCCCCGGCGCCGCCGGCCGCCCCCAGGTACTCCACGTCGGTGGTCGTGTCGCGCTGGTTCTCCACGGGCTGCTGCTCCTCCACCTGGTAGCCCGCATTCGTCTGGCGCTCAAAATTCAGGTGGTTGAAATCCAGCAGCCCGGTCGTGGTTTCCTTAATGGTGGTGGGCAGCCGGTCGGCGGGGTTGAACACCGTGCCCGACGGAACCGTGGTGCCCGCGTTCGCATACGTGCGCAGGTTGCCAATGACGTTCTCCTTGCGCGACGGGCGCACCACTTCCAGCAGCGGCGCAACCACGGCGCGCATGGCGCCAAACACGCCGCCCGGTGCCACCGCGTTCGTGCTGGTGCTGCGGTTGTTGTGCAGCAGCTTGTACCCCAGCCGCCCGTGGTCGGCGGTGGATGCGGGCTTCTGGTTCGCTGCGGCCATGTTCATGGCGTGGTGCTTGCTGGGATCTATGTGCTGCCGCTTGGACGGCTCCACGGCGGGGGGCGCGTAGGTGGCCGCGCCGTTTTGCTCGGCGCCCGCGCCGAAGTACTCCGACGTGGTGGACGGGCGGTTGACGAAGCGGTCGGCCTCAATGGGGCGCGCGGTTTGCGCCTTCTCCAACCCGGTGGTGGTGAGCCAGCGGTCGGGCGTGTTCAGATAATACGTGTCGGGCAAATACTTCTCCACCTTGCCCTGCGTGTCGGCGCTGGGCGCGTTCGGAATGTAGTAGTACGCCGGCCCCTCGTGCGTCTCCAGGCCGAACGTGAGCTTGGGGTTGGTCTTCACGCGCAGCTCGTCCACGTCGCGGTCCACCCACTTGTCGCGCGCGTCCATGCCGGAGTTGAACCCGCCGCTGCCGACATCCGTGAACCCCTTGTCCAGCGCCGGCGCCACGTGCACCTCCTCCCACGGCTTCACGTTGGACATCTTGCTGGACGGCATCTGGCGCGACTGCATGAAGTCGCTGGTGTTCGGCGTGCCGTACACGTAGTTGTAATTCTCCTGCGGCTTGAACAGCGGCGCGACTTCCGACTTGCTGACCCACTGCGACCCCGCGCCGTTCATGGTGTCCAGCACGGACTCCTGCACGTTGGCGTCGGCGGTGCGACCCCGGATTTTGGCCCCGAAAAACGGCGCCATGTTGTTGTGCTTAAATTCGGCGGAGTCCATGGGTTTTCCCGTGAGTGACATGACCTGGCGGCGCTGCTGGTAGCTGTCGCCGAACTGCGTCTTGCCGCCGAAATCGGAGCCGCCGTTGGCCACCTCCTCGTACGCCGCCTGAACGTAGTACTTGTCGGTGGCGGCGTTGGGGTTCGGGAAATTGGAGTACTCGTTGGCGTCGTAGCCCGTGTTGGGCTTGAACACGGGATAGTTGTCCGGCGGAATCGCCACGTTGGGCACGGCATTCGCGGGCCGGCCCATGTTCACGTAGCCCTCTGTGACCGGAGCAGGAGCAGGAGCAGCCGCGCCCACCCCACTAAACGCCTTGGGATCATTGTTCTTTTTTTGGTTGGACAGGAGATACATGCTGGCTAACCCCAACAAAGGAATTGCAAGTTCGGCCATCACGCAATGCAAATGCAAATGTATAGATATATATGTGTTCTGAAATGTTAAATACTAATATATAAATATACTTTTTATTTATATATTGCCATGACTAATAACTTGTGAATGGAATGGAACCAACCAGACAGAACCTTCTTAATGATTTCGTTGTCGCATGGATTTGGGGGCTAAGCCGTGAACACGTTTTGGGGGATGGAAATGGAAGGGGAATTACCCTGACCCTGACAGGGAAAGGTTCGACCCGTAGGTTGTGTGAAATAGTCCTTTTCCAGGATGCGCGTGCTCAAGTTGTTCTGAAACGGGATGCACGCGTTCTCTTGCGGGTTCAAATGCAGATAATAAAAGTGCGGCTGCTCTAAATCCCGGGCGGTCCACGCGGGGTCGGTGGCGCGCGGCTGCTCCACGAACGGGGTGCACGAGGGGTACTGCACGGGGGCGTCACCCACCTTTGCGGCGCCGACCTTGTAATTGATACAGTCGCGGGACAGCGGCATGTTGAGCCCGCGCAAATCATTCTCCAGCTCCACTGAATTGGTCCTTAAGTTGCCGCCCCAGCTTTGGAGCCGAATGCAGGGGTCTTCCATGTAGCAGGGCTTGTCGCCGTTGCCGGGCACGTTGAGAACGTAGCGGCCCGCGCCGGTGGATTCCTGCACCTCTTTGGCAATGCGGCAATAGTCGTCGTGAATGCGAGTGAAGGCCATTTTGAATTTTGGATTTGTTGATTGTTGATTGTTGATGGTTTATTGTTGATTGATGATTAATTATTTAATGGATTGCTTGTGCGATTTATATGATTATACATATCACTATAAATTTATTTAAGTTCAAGATTAGGATGCCATCGTACAATACCAGTTGGTCTGGATACACCCCCACTATTAAATCGGTAAGAATTACTATTAATAATAATTTCCGGTTGAAAATCGGCCACAAAAAGTAATTCGTTGGGATACACAGTAGCATTATACCCCAACCCTGCATTGTAATATGTAAAATCTTTAAAGGAGAAAACAGGATATGATTGTTGTAGTAATTCACCAGAATTAATGTTGCCTCCGGTATACCCATTAATACCGGAGATTAAGTAAATGTTGGGACTGAGCTGACTGCCGGATGCTGTTATTTCAGATATATAATATCCATGCACAAATCTAGCTTCATACGAGCCTACATCTCCCGGAAGTGGCATACTGCAATTAAATGTAAATGTGGACATATTAGCTAAAATATTATCGGGTTTTATTATAACAATTTTCATTTGATACCTGTAAAGTGTAAAACTCGTGGTGGTTCTAAAATAAACAGATAATAAGAAGGTCACTGGAAACGTTATATCTGCAGATAGATCAAGCTGTGGAATTTCTATGCCAACCAGAACCATAGAGGGATAAACAGCCACGGAGTATCCTGTCTGGTTTAAAATACTGAAATAACTAGTGTTTATTAAATTAGTTTTGTCTGAGGTATACGCATTATTCACATAAGTTGTAGATGCGGTAGTCCAACCACCATTTGGCTTGGAAGATGTAATCAATGCTCCAGCTAGATAATCGTTGGCGCCTTTGTAGATTTTTCCTATTCCCGAGAAGTTCGCAATAATGTTCACCATAACAACATGTCCAAAAATTGAAGGATCTTCAGTCATTCGTTGATTAAGTCCACCGGATGGTGAATATGTGATATTTTGAACATATGTTGGCATATAGGTGAACGACTGAGGAGAAAATGGAATATATGCCATTGTACCATTTTTATCAATGGCGCCGACGTTATGTATGATCGTTATAGTGAAACTTGTTTGAGCCGAAGTTACCTGGTTTTTTACAGTTACAGTAAAGGTAATTGTTGTATTCATACTACCAATGGTAAATCCTCCGAAATGTTGAAAACTGAATCCCAATATATTTCCGTATTGAGACAGGCATGCCTTGAATTCAGTGGTATAATTACCAAAATTGACTAGTGTTCCTCCTACATGCGGAACGGAGACACACGTTCTCTCGGCCGTATTTATGAGGATAAATGAATTTGGATAAGAAACAGACCCTTTGGAAAATGCCGTGCTTGATTTTTGATATGCCGTAAGTGAATTGTTTCTATAAATACCACTGTAAAAAGGTTCAAATGTAAGTATGCAATTTTGGGAAGAATCCGAACTGGTTCGGGTTTGACTAACGAATTCACTCTCACAAACATATGTAAATCCACTGGCTGTATTAGTTGACACTGGTTTTGGAATTGTAATTACTGTGTTTGTGGATTGATTCTGAAAAATGGGATTTATTACAGGACTCGGTGTAGTAATTGTTGGCAATGTCTCATTAATGCCCCGTAATATTCCAGTAGCATACGTGACTCCACTTACAGTTGTTTTAATAAAGGTGCAATTGAGATTGTTGTTGCCACTGATATTAACCAACTTGATTGAAAAAGTCTCACCGGTGTAAAAAATTGGGTTTTGAGGTTGATTGAAATACACGGAAGTCGGAACAATGCGCGAAACCCAGATTGAGTTGGCAGTCGTGCTAACCTTGGCATATTCCGTATAACTAAATGGAATGTACAATGTAGTAGTCGTTGCGCCGGATTCAATGTACTTGAAGAACACTTGAAAAATTACAGAGCCCCCCCTATAAATGTCCGCCCGTAGTTCAATTGTCGCAGCAGGGAAATTAGAACCACTTTGCGATATTGTGATGCCCGTGAATCGGAACCCGGCGAGTATAAACGTTCCATTAATGTCAATGGAAGGCGAAGCAATGGAATCCGCAGAACCCGAACCGAATTGTTTAGTAATGTAATTAATATCCACATCAGGCAATTGTGTATTCTTAAGATTGGCAACAGTTATCTCGGATGTTGTTGGAGTGCAAATCAATGCGCCGCACATTTCACCCAAGGGAAACGTGAGTCCAGATTGAACGCCAGACGATGACGTGGTTGGCGTGGTCCAAACCGATCCGGGGTTGCTGGATTCCAAAGTGATGGTGATTTCATCACCAACATTAAATGCTAATTGAGGGTCAGCAGTATCATCCCTAAAATCCGAAACATAGGTTGGAAACGATGATGGACTCGCCACTGTGATTGTCGGAACGCCACGGGTATATCCAGTATTGCCTGATGCGAATGTGATTCCAATCACGCTTCCCGATTCAGAAATAGTAGCAACTGCGACTGCCGTGGTTGGATCTCCAGCAACACCTGTAACAACGACTGAAGGGGGATAAGAATATCCCGAACCAGGATTCGTGATAGTTGCCGAGATGACTCCGCCACTAATAGTAGCAGTTGCCGTTGCATTGACGGGGTTATATACAAACGTGATTGTCGGTGCAATGACATATCCACCATTGCCGGAAGTGATTGTGATTCCAGTCACGGAACCCGACGAATTGATGCTAGCAGTAGCAGTTGCCGTGTTTGGCGCTCCTGTTATAATGACCGAAGGGGGATAAGAATATCCCGAACCAGGATTCGTGATAGTTGGCAATATGGTTCCGAACCTAATATTCGCGATTGCCGTTGCTCTTGCCGATGTCACGGGGATGTATGAAAATGCGATTGTCGGTGCACTGGTGTATCCAGTGTTGCCTGATGTGAATGTTATTCCAACGACTCTCCCTTGATTAATATCGGCAACGCCGACTGCCGTGTTTGGTTCCCCTGTAATAATGACAGAAGGAGGGTATAAATACCCCGAACCAGGTTTTGTGATAGTGACCGACGATATGACACCTCCACTAATAGTGGCAGTTGCCATTGCCTGGGTGAAGAATGGAAGTGTGATTAACGGAGGATACGAAAAGTTAGTATTGCCGCTGGTGAATGTGATTCCAGTCACCTTAACGCCATCCGTAGTTGCATTTGCGACTGCTGCGTCTCCTTCAACAACAACCGAAGGAGGGTATATATATCCCGAACCAGGATTAGTAACAGTGCCCGCTAATGTTTTGCCCGAAGCAATTGCAGTTGCCTGGGTGAAGAATGGAATTGTGATTGTCGGAGCAGTGGTGTATCCAGTATTACCGTATGGGAATGTGATTCCAATAACGGAACCCGACGCAGATATAGTAGGAATCCCGATTGCCGTATTTGGTGCTCCTGTGACAATAACATATGGCAGGTGAGAATATCCATATCCCGGATTTGTAATAGTGCACGCGATGGCCCCATTGGAATTAGGAATAATGCTAGCAACTGCCTTTGCCGCTGCCACGGGGATGTATGAAAATGTGATTGTCGGAGCAGTGGTGTATCCATATTTGGTTGCTGTGAATGTATTGCTGATTGATATGAAATTGATTGCAGTCACGGAACCCAACGAATTGATGGTAGCATATGCGATTGCCGTGTTTGGTTCTCCTGAAATAACAACCTGAGGAGGGTATAAATATCCCGAACCACCATTTGTAATAGTGATATTGATAGCCCCATTAGTATTGGGCAAAATAGCAGCAGTTGCCGTTGCCGGTGTCACCGTTGCGGGGGCATTGAATGTGATTGTTGGAGCAGAACCATATCCAGCGTTGCCGGAAGTGAATGTGATTCCAGTCACGGAACCCGACGAATTGATTGTAGCATAAGCGATTGCCGTGTTTGGTTCTCCTGTGATAATGACAAAAGGAGCAGACATGTATCCCCAACCAGGATTTGTGATAGTGTACGAGATGACACCTCCAGTAACAGTAGCAGTTGCCGTTGCCGGGGTGGGGGCGAACGGAATAGACAGAAGAGTTCCATCATTTGAACCATCCGCATTGGAACTGCTCGTGTGCAATGCACTGTACACATTCCCTGATTTGTTCGGGGTCACAGTAAATTTAACCTTGTCATATATATTTTTTGGTCCATTTGTCTCGGCCACGCTCATTGTAAATGTAGTGGTTGCTCCAGTGGCAGTGTATCCACCATTATTTGTGCTGTTATTAAGGAAATTGTCAAATATATACCCAAAGTCCAATGCATTCAAAATGACATTCTGGGTGAAATTAATGCGCATAGCCGCCGAAAACGCAGCGGCGTAAGTGGTTGGCCCAGTTGCGATATTGTACGTGTTGGCAAATGGAACCACTTTGTCCGAAGGCAATGTTGCTGCATAATTTTTAACAGTGGATTGCGCATACGTGCTCTTTGGGTAGTATCCAGTAACTTCCGATGAATTTGCATAAATGGTTACATTGCCGGATTCGGGCGTGGTGGCATTCAATTTAAATGAATTTGGGTTGGGTGTTCCAGGAATGCTTGCAATCGCAGTTGTAAGTGTTGTCATGGTTGTGGTTGGGGTTGCAGGGGTTGGATAAATCGTATAGGTTATTGCTGCATTTGGAGCGGTTGTCGTGGCTGCAGTAAACCCAACCGTCTTCGCACTTGAATACGTGATGGGGGTCTTGACCGACGGCGTGCTTGGTGCCAGAATTGGATCAATTATGATATCGGTTCCATACAGCTTAACAACTAATCCGGAAAATGAGTGCTGGCCAGTTGTGATGTTTGTGTTGTTTGTGGGTGTGACTCCGGTGTAAGTCAGAACTCCCGTAATATTGGCATTTGCCTCCAAGTAAGGTGCCGCATTGGTAGTTGGATAAGTGACAGTGAACGTAACACCAGCTGTATTGGTTAAAGTAGTATTTATGCCGGTGCCAGTATAAGTTGATTGCAATGGAATAGTGAAGCCGGTGGGGTAGCTTGAGCTGATTGAAAAAGTGGTAGTAACATAAGTTTTAAATCCTGCTAATAATGAAAAAGAGAATTGCAACGGGGTTCCTGTTCTAGATAGCGTGATGGACGGAATGGTAATGTAATACGGTTTGTAATTCATGAATAATGTGGGGACTCTGTATATAAAATAACTGATCTCCAAGTCTTTGGTGATTAAAGCACTGGAATTGGACATTTCGGTTGGATCTAAATTATCAAATAGTGTTAATGGGGTTAGCTGGGGTGGTTTTGGGATAGAATATATTATGTTGCAAAGCAACTGCATTGCCTGTGTCTGTGCATATATCACATAATGGCCAGCCAAGTTCCCCCCTGTAATCCGGACCTTGTTCGCATCGGTTAAATTAACGTCAGGAACTTGAATCGTTTTCAATATAGTGGCATCCGGCATCGTTCCAATTGTTTGAATCGTACGAATAACCTCATTCGCAGTATTCAAAAATTCAAATTTTATATCTATCCCTGCAATATAGAGTTGAAATGCGGACACAATAAATGTATCGACTCCGAGAATGACTCCAATTGTTGACCCACCCAACGTAAGTGTGATGTTGGTATAACTACTGTAACTTCCAAGATTGTATCCAGGCATAATCGTTACATTATGAGAATAACTAGGCAATGTCTGTACACCCAAATAGTCCCCGTGTATACCTTTTGTTGAAGTAGTAGTAGTAGAATATGTTATCTTAAAAGCATATGTCATGTTGAAACACCATTGGTTTCCAGTAAAACCATTAATAATTACGGTTTTATTCACCAGAGATGATGATGAAAATCGGATTGCAGTTACACTGTTCATGTTAATATTAGGAACTTGAAACGTTTTCAATACAGTGACATTCAAATAGTTGGCAGTTGTTTGAAGCGTGTATATAACCGCATTGCTTGCATTCAAAAATTCAATTTTTGGACTGAAGGCTTCAATATAGACTTGAAATGATGATACAAAGAATTCGTAATCAGGACCAAGGTTCATTGCCGCTACGATAGATTGACTAGATTGACCAGCCAACACAATTGATGATGTGGTGGTGTACGTTTGTGGAGTAAATCCAGCAATGCTTGTCATAGTGTTAGTAGAGTACTGAGGGGGCAACTTCACAAATGCTCTTGGTATTGATGTTGTGATTGGACTGTTTTCGCTCGCGATTGTTTTCACAGATGGTGTTGGCACAGGTGTGGGCACAGGTGTTGGCACAGGCGTGGGCACAGGTGTTGGCACAGGTGTTGGCACAGGTGTTGGCACAGGTGTGGGCACAGGTGTGGGCACAGGCGTAGGAACAGGTGTGGGAACAGGCGTAGGAACAGGTGTGGGAACAGGCGTAGGAACCGGTGTGGGTGCAGGCGTGGGTGCAGGCGTGGGTGCAGGCGTGGGTACAGGCGTGGGTGCAGGCGTGGGTGTTGGCGTGGGAACAGGTGTGGGAACAGGTGTGGGCACAGGGGTGGGCACAGGCGTGGGTGCAGGTGTGGGCGCGGATGTGGGTTGGCGTATATTTGTCACGGTTCCCGCTATCGGCGGAATCTCAAAATTCGTGATTCTATAGTCATTGCCGGTTTTGGTGAGCGTGACTGCGCCAGTTATGCTTCCAGTGCCACTAGTCGCGACGTATGATTGTCCATCTTGAATTGTCTTGTCAGTGGATACCCAGTATGTGACTTGTTTAATTGCATCGGAACTAAGTCGGGTGGACACGGTGCCGCTCACTTGTGTGAACCCAAGGGGGTACAATATGCTAACCACGTTGTACCCAACCGTTGTGGCACCATTTTTAACGGTAATGTAATACCGAGTGCTTGTGTAAGACGGCTGAAGGGTGACGTTGATCGGAGTGGCGTTAGGTGCATTGGCGGATATGTTACTTGAACCCATACTCGTTCCAATGAGTGCAGTGTAGCCGGCGGCGTACCCCGGAGTTAATGTCAACGTGTTGGTGTTGACAATCCATGAATAAATAAGCGGCTCATAGTATGGATAAGTGGTGATTGCCCGTCCCGTTCCAATGTTCAACGAACCAACCGACGCAGAAGCCACAGTTGCACTTGTAAAAGGATACAGCTGCTTGTAAATGCTGTTGAATTGATAGTTGCCGCCGCCTGCTGCTTGCCACGCCGCATAGGTTTGCGGGCCACTGCCCACTTGCTCGCCCCACAGTTGCATGCCACCATTGCCGCCCCATTGGAACTGGCTGGTGGCTGCCGCGTATCCGTCGTATTGCTGGTATTGGTATCCATCCGAGATGTTCAAATTTTTGGCGGTCGGGGTGTATGACACCGTGCTGGTGACTGCTCCAAGGATGTATGCAAAGCTGATGCCAACGCCATTCACTACATTGTTGCACAACCCGGGATTGTAATTCGGAAACGTGAATGCGGGCGTTTGCACCAGGTTTGCATATGACGGCGGGATATTCGGCCAAAACCCCGAATTGTTGTCCTCGTAAAACACGTAATAGCCATTGGTCGCCGGCGCTCCTGAAATGGTGTATGACCCCCCCGAGATTGCGTTTGTAATGGTGACTGAACTAACGCCCGCATAATCCGACGGAAATCCGATCAACAAGCCCACGCCTCCGGATCCCAGCTGGCCCAACGAAGAATGATTGGCAATGATGACTTCCGGCACGGGCAGGGGCGCAGGGGGGCCCGCATAAAGCGGAATGTAATACTGCTGCAACTGCGTCCCCGGCGTGAGCCCAATGCTGTAATTGTTCAACCGTATTGGCATGTATCCAACCAGCGCAGGAGCTGGAGTAATTGGCGCAACCAAATTGATTCCGGCCATGGCAAGCTCGTAACTGTTCATCGTTTGCGCATTGTTCCCCAGCAGAATGCACGAATTGTTGTTGTTCGTGGAAACGTGGCGGCCAATGCCGACATTGCCGGTGCTATTGGTGCTCACGGATAGCGCAAAATCGCCAACCGCGACATTTCCGTCGCCCGTCGTGTGCGCCTGCAGCGCCGAATTGCCGATCGCCACATTGCTGTTGCTGGTTTGGTTACTGCTCAATGCGCCGTTTCCGATCGCCACATTGTCGGACCCCGTCGTGTTATTCAGCATGGCATTGTATCCCAGCGCGGCATTGTTGCTCCCGCTGGTGTTGTAATATGCGGCACCCATGCCCACCATCGCATTTTGAGAACCGGTCACGTTGTTGTTGAGCACCTGGTTTCCGACGGCAACGTTTTGACTGGCGGTGCCGGTGCCAGCCCCCGACCCCGCCCCCGCAATCGCATTGTTTCCAATTGCAACGTTCATGCTGCCGGTGGTGTTGCTGTTGAGCGCCTGGTTTCCCAGCGCCACATTCTGATAGCCGCTAACGTTGTATTGTATGGCGTTGTTTCCAATCGCCACATTGTAATTCCCGGACTGCGCGATGGTGGGAGTCAAAAAATTATACAGCGCATTTTCGCCGATTGCTAAATTGTTATCGCCGGTATTGGTGGAAATCGCGTTCAGTCCGACTGCAGTGTTGTGCTTGGACGAAGGGGCATTGCCTCTCAGCGCCCCGCAGCCCATTGCCGTGTTGTTCAGCCCGCGCTGGAACTCGGCGCCTTGCAAGCTAAACGTTCCTAGTGTGGTATTGCCGCTGGCATCACTCACGGTTGTTCCATTCAATTGATTGAAACTGATTGACATCAGAGCGATTACGATTATAAAATTACTGGATATAATTTTATAATCGGTGTCATCGCAAACCACCAACCGCCAACCGCCAACCGCCAACCGCCAACCGCCAACCGCCAACCAAGTACAGTTAGTTAGTTGGGCACAGGGAACGGGCGCTGAAATTTTTCAACCACGAGCGGGTCCGGCATTACCATCTGCATTCTCCCGAAAAAGGAGACCTCCGGCAGCGTGATGAGTTCCGGAACCACGGGTTTCTGCGGTTCCACTAAATTAGTGGAGTTGATGCCGAACAGCGCGGACTCAATGTCCACCGAGTTGCGCGAGAACACGTCGCGCGGCATCTGGCTGGGAATAATGCCCGCGCACGGGATTGCAGGACTGTAAGCCGCGCCCGATGCACCGTTCCGGTATTCCAGGTAGTTCAGCGACTGCGTGGTGATGCGCTGTTCCAAGCAGTAGTTGGAGCACGTGTTTTTATTTCTGGTGGATGCCATTGGATTGTTGATTGTTTTATTGTTCTATTGTTTATTGTTTATTGTTTATTGTTTATTATTATATTATATATTTTATTGGTGGATGCGGTGGTGGTGGTGGTGGTGGATGTGGTGGTAGTGGATGTGGTGGTCCAATTCTAATTCTAATTCGGCAGCATCGTATCATATGCGCGCAACACCTTGTCCTGAGCCTGCTTGGAAATGCTTCCGGTTTTGAACACGTCAATCAGGCACAAATGGAACACGTCCAACAAGGGGTAAGCAAACATCAGCGGCAGCAGCCCCTCCAGTTTGTCGGCCGTGTCCGTGTCATTGTGGTATGAATATGGATGCTGCAAAATGAGCGCCCGGAGTTCCGGTACATCGGCCGCCAGTGTCTTAATTTGTTCCAACCCGGCACTGATCGCGCGGTCGTTGTATTCCGTAAGCCCGAACACCTGGAGGAATTGCGCCCGATACAGCATGTCGGAATTGACGTCATCGTCCGCCAGTTCTTCAAACGCTTTGTAAGTGCACACAAAGTCGGTTTTATACATGGTATAATGGTATAATGGTATAATGGTATAATGGTTTAATAATAATTCAAACCCACTGTTTAAATTATTTTTTGAATAATGGAATTAAATGTTAAGTGCATTCATTGTACATACACATGCACGAGCCATGAAACCACTTCAACTGTCGGTGTCATTTTTTTCAACCGTAATCACGTCGGCGTATTATGCCCAACATGCGGTGTATCATCATTTGTACACGGCATTGCTGCTATTTGGGTTGGCAAATCACGAATTAGATCGCAGGTCGGATAACAGCAAGAATGCGATACACATTATTGACACTACGTTGGCTCATGCCACATTTGTATACACTGCATACGAAAGCCGAAGTGTCCCATTTATGAACATCAGTTTGTGCAACACGCTGGTGCTGTTTGCATTGGAGTATGCATTTCCCAAACACGACACTGGGTTGCACTTACTCATTCACATTCACACCGTAATGTCAATGAACCTGTATTTATGGTTTTATTGCACCCATGCCCCCCCCCCATGCAACCATAATCCCGTAATCCCGTATGTATGTATGCATGTATGCATGCGGGGAGCGGGGATTTGGAGATCAGTGCTGGCACTGCTGGCCGTCGCCGTAGAACATGTCGCGCGACGAGGCGCCGCCGCGCACCCAGCCGTCTTGTGCCACGCCCTCCACCAAGTTGGCGGGGTTCGTGATGGTGGACGCGATGGAGGGGATGAGCGGGTAGTTGCACGACATCTGCTGCTCGGACAGCAGGTTCACGCTGCGCTTGTTGGTCAGGTAGTCGCCCTGCTGCAGCTGCGACTCTAAATACGGGTTGGACTGCCCGCGTCCAAGGAACGGAACGGTGACAAAGGGGCGCTGCGTCAGGCTGATGCGGCACCGGGGGTGGGTGAGCACGCTGCCGCCGATCAGGAGCTGCGAGTTGGTGTCAATGTTGCAGCCACCGGCGCCGACCTGGTGCCCGCCGGTGAAGTTGATGCTGGGCTGGCTGGTGGCGAACTCAATGGGGCGCTTCATGGAGCAGTCGTTGGAGAAAAAGTTTTGCAGCATGTAGTTGGATGCCACGGAATTTTGAATGCCGCGCTGCCCTAAACTGCAGTCGTCTTCGCCGATGCGAGAGAGGTTGTTGAAACTGTAGTCTTTCACAAATGCCGACATGGGTTGTTATTATTATGTATTGATGTATTGTATATATGTGCAATATATAATTAACCATATATATTTTATTTTGGGGGTTGCATTTTGCACTTTGCGCCCTTCAGTTATTTTATTTTATTTTATTTTGGTTTATTGCGCACCCGTGATGGAGCCCAGAACCGGGTTGGCCCGCGCGCACGCCATCATGTTGCCCTCCTTGCATGAAATCATGGAGCCGTAGCAGAATTTGGCAAATGCGTGCTGGTCGTTGGGAATCTTGGTGTTCGGGGTGGCAAAATAGTTGCGCATGGAGTTGCTAAATTCGTAATTGTCGCCTAAATCGCGAAACAGGCGGTCTTCCAAATCGGGGCTGCCTCCCAAGTCGTCCACCACGAATTTTTGGGCGGATTGGTTGATGTCGTGCTCCACGTTGGGGTTGAAGGCGGGCTCGGCCGCAGGGCGACCCGGGCGGTCCGGAATGTCGGTGAGCAGCACGTTCATGAGGGGGTCCTGCGGCGTGGGCGCCTGAAACGTGAGGCCGGATGGCGCCGGTGCTGCCATTGGCATGCTGCTGCCGCCGCCGCTGCTGCTGCTGCTGCCGCCGCCGCCTATAACCCGGTGCCCGGTGTTGTAGTTCGCGTAGTTGGCGAAGCCCTCTTTTTTGGACGGTTTGTTGTTCTGCTTGTCCTGCTTGTCCTGTTTTTCTTGTTTTTTTTGCGCGATGATTGCGTTACTTTTAACGGTTGCACTGTTTAAAAATGCAATCATGCCTAAAGAAACCGCGCCAAGCAGGAGGAGTTTGTAGGACATCGTCAACAAATACCCCAATACGGTTAGCACAATGATGAGCCGGCTTATTGCATTCAGTTTGTCTTCGCGGGTCATGCCTGCAGTGGGGATGATTTGGGTTATGCCCGCATTGTTGAACAGCACCGTGGGATCTTGCAACCAAAATACACTCATTGTATGTATGTCTATGTATGTATGTATGTATGTATGACTATTATTTACTATTATTTATATGTATTGAGATTCTTTATTTTTTTTCATTTTTTGTTCTTATTTTTCTTTTTGTTTGCGGTTGGAGTTGGAGTTGGATTATGTTCTGATGGCGGCGCTGCGACTGCTGCGACTGCTGCTACTACTGATGGCGCCGTGCCTGCTGCTACTACTGATGGCGCCGTGCCTGTGACCCTTGGCGTGCGTTCCACTTTTTCCCCAGTGCTAAAAACGAGGGATTGCGCTTGCGCTTGCGCTTGTGCTTGTGCCGCTTGCGCTTGTGCCGCTTGCGCTTGTGCTTGTGCCGCTTGTGCTTGTGCCACCATTGCCGCCCTGCGCTGCTCCAACTTCTGCTGCATCCTCTCTTTGGTCTGGGCCGTTTTCACGTTCTTATTCAGATTGCTCTGCATGGCGCCCATGTTGAATTTGCCGTTCCTTCCACCCAGACCCATGCTGGCGGCCATCTTTGCAATGTCGGCCATGCCGTCCATGCCGCCGCCCATGCCGCCCATGCCGCCCATCTTTTTCAGCAAATCAGCCATGTTGTTCACGCCCGGCATCTTCTTCATTTTTTTCATGAGGTCGCTGGCCTCCTGCATGATTTCGCTCTCTTTAATCTCTCCGGATTTCAGCTTGGAATCCAGTTTTTGACCCACCGTCTTCACGATGCCCATCAGCTTGCCCGGGTTCTTGAACAGGTTCTGAAACACGGACTGCACCGACGCTTCGTCGGACGGATCCAGGTTCAGCTCGGATGCGGTTTCCTCTGCGATTTCTTTGGCCAGGCTGCCGATTTTGCCGCCCAGCAGCCCGTTCAAATGCTCGTGCATGGAGTTCGGGTCAAATGCGCCTTCTGGTGCAGCGCCATCAGTACCAGCAGTCGCGCCATCAGCGCCTTCTGGAGCAGCGCCTTCTGGAGCAGCGCCAGCAGTACCAGCGCCTGCGCCAGTGCCTGCGCCAGTGCCTGCGCCATCCTTAAACATGTCCTGCATTTGTTCCATGACCTCTTCCAGCTTGGATTTGAGCACGCTCTCGTCAATGGCCTCAAACAGCTTGGCGGCGTCGCCGAAGGTGGACGTGTCCGACAGGTCCGACACCACCGAAAACATGACCAGCTGCAAATACTTCCAGATGGCCTCCTTGGTGGCGTCGCTCACGTCGGGCGTTTCCCATAGCGCCTTGAAATTCAGACCGGGCAGCAGCTCAATGGGCTCGGCAAACAGCACGGCCTCATTGCGATACAGAATGTTGAAGAACTGGGGCGCGTATGTGCGCTTGCAGTGGTCAAACACGGCCGCCGTGTCCATGCCGTACACGGTGGCGCATGCTTCTCCGTGCTCCGGAAACACGGTGGCAATGTCGGCCACAAAATCGGAGATGATCTTTTTGAAATCGGGGGATTGGGGGTTCATGGTTTGGCTGGATTTGTGTTAATTTGCATTAATTTAAATACTTTTGTTTAAATCAATATCGGGCACAATTATTATTGCACTTACTTAATTCATGACCCCACTTGCATTTAGAGGATTGAATTGATACACGGTTTCTAAACCCAAATGCGACAGGCCGTGCACTCCGATGCCGATGGAAAACAGGAGTGCAACGACAATTGTTTCATAAGGGCGAAGCGCACGATAGTGCTTAACTAGGAGAATGACTGCCACTAATATAAATATGGCATTAATCACATGGGCGTAAAACGAAGGGGCGGTCGGCAACATGGTTGGGTTGTTGGGTTGTGTATATTACTCGCATTTTTTTTATTGCCACCGTATAAACCCCGTCCCGGTCAATGAAACGCATCAACATCTATAACCCGAATATTGCGGAATACACCAAATCTGCCATAGATGCCATTGAATCGGGGTGGATTTCAAACCACGGAAAATACATTGGTTTAGCAACCGAAAAGTTGAAAGAAATAATGAAGTGCAAACATGCGATTTTAATGGCAAACGGCACCTGCGCCACCCATTGCTTGTTCATTGCGTTGAAGCATGCGCACCCCACCATCACCAAAATATATGTTCCGAATAACGCATACGTTGCCGCATGGAATGCGGCCCTCATGGAATATTCCGAATGCCAGCTGTCGGTCATGCGCATGGATGCCAGCACGTGGAACATTTGCACTGACGAAGATTACATTGCAACTTTAGAACCCAACTCAGCCATGTTGATCGTGCACAATGTTGGCAACATTGTGAATGTACCGCGTCTCAAACGTCTGCGCCCAGACATTGTATTTGTGGAAGACAACTGCGAGGGATTTTTGGGCAAATATGCCGGCCAGTATTCGGGAACAAGCCCCGCCTCTCTGTGTTCGTCGGTGTCATTTTACGGGAACAAAATAATAACCACAGGGGAAGGGGGCGCATTTATGACCAATGATGATGCCGTCTACGAGCACATTTCAAGGGTGTATTCGCAGGGCATGTCGGCCAAGCGGTATGTGCACGAGGTGCATGCCTACAATTACCGCATGACAAACGTGCAGGCGGCGTTTTTGTATGACCAGCTGTGCGACCTGGACGCCATCATTGCGCAAAAAACAAGGGTGTTTGAAACGTATCGCACACTGTTGAACGAGCACGACTTGATTCGTTCGGGGCGCGTGCGCTTGTATGAAACAGAATCCGGCACGCAGTCCACGCACTGGATATTTTCGCTGCGCATCGTGGGCAACACGAAAACGGTGGACGAAACCGCTGCCTTTTTTGACGCGGCCGGCATTGACGTCCGCCCGTTTTTCTATCCCATTCACGCACACGCGCAATTTGCATCATGCCGCAGCAAGATCAGCGATGCGGATAACGCCGTTTCCGTGCTGCTTAATAAAGAAATTCTCATGGTGCCGTCGTCCCCCGACATCGCGTTTGACGAACAACGGCGGGTCATTGACACTGTTCATAAATTTGTCATGCATTTAAATGGAGTCAATGTGCGAACAATTCATGACATGACCATGCCCATGCTGAATCAGATTGTAAACATAATAAAACACGACGCTGACAATTTGAGTTTTAGATATTTTAATAATCGCACAATTGAAACTGCGTTGCAAACCCATGCAATCACAAACGTGTATTACATTGCAAATGATGATGCAAATGATGCAATAAACGACTTCATTGGATACGCACACATTGATTTTGACGCACCCCGCAATAGACATTGGTTTGGAATTTACATTTGCAAATCACAGCGTGGTAAAAAGTATGGCGCATTGGTATTGAATGACATCATCCATCAATTTTGTATTCAGACAAGGTATCAATATGACGTGTATTTGAGTGTTGACCGCACTAATATGCACGCATTGCACCTGTATGAAATGAACAAGTTTGAAATAGTTGAAACGCATGACACGGTTTATGTCATGCGACGCAAATGCAATGCAGTCCGGGATGTTGTTATGTGATCATGATGCGCGTTTACAGCAACCTGTCCATGATCGCATCGGACACGTTCAATGCATCATAAATGGTTTGCTTCAACCGGGTTTCATCCGACCCGATGTGAGAGAAATTATTTAAATTCACAATGACATTTGCGCCATTGTCTGCACCATTTTCATCGGCGGACATGTCATCGGCGGACATTTGAACTTCGTCATACAATATTCCATAATACTGCAGTGGTCGTTGCAGGATGCGTTGCACATTAGAAATGTCTGCATGCGAATCGGGCATGCCCATTATCCTCAACTTAAACACGGTGGTTTTATAACTTTTTTGTTCCCTCAGCTCCGAATTGGATGCCTGATTAATGCGGGCCTTGATCCGGAAACGAATGTCATTGAATTCAATGCAGTCCTTGCACGTTTTCAAATACTCCTCCGTTGAAACGCGGCTGCCGCCATCACGCAACACATCCATCATGTCCCATATGATTGCGTTCGCTTTTTTCATGGTATTATACAAGTCGGTGTGGGTTTGAACGAAGGAGTTTAACATGGCGTGATTTAGTAAAGCATCATGTTCGCGCTGCACGTCGGCTTTCTTCTCAATATATGTGATTCTCTCCAATTTTATGTCCAGAATTGTCAATTTGTCAATCGCTTCTCCGATGCTGGTGGGTAGATGAACGCATGCCATTTTATTGTGGTGTTTTATTTTTTAATATTTTAAATCATTTAAATTTATTTGCGGACATATATGTTATTTACAAAATGATTTCCGAAAAACTCATATTTATGAGATATCAGCGAATTAATTGCTGATTCATCAATGTGTCCAATTTCAATCACAAATACTTTAGGATACAATGACCATTCATTGAATGTTTTAAGGAATTCCAACTCATATCCTTCAATGTCCAAGACGAATAAATCAAGCCTATCTAAATTGCATTTTTTCACAACATCATTAAATGTGATTGTGTTGCATTTTATTTTGCTAATGATGTTTGGTGTGTGAGTTTTATTCAAATTTGTCAAATTTAAGCTTCCTAAATGATTTTTGTTTCCATAAAAATTGATATTTGGACAGTAAAAATCAACAGGCGCACCAGATAAATACGGGTGCAAACAACAATTGATGTTGATGCTGTTTGGACGATTTATTGTCAATTCTTCATACCATGCCGGCAATGGTTCAATGTTAATTGTTTTCCAATTTAAATTTTTTTCAAAAAAATACGTGTTATTTTCAAGTATGCCGTTTGATGCTCCAGCTTCAATTGATACTCCATTTTCATAATTCAACAATGCGTCATACAAATATTTGTCTTGCGGTGGTTCAAACTGTCCATAAAACATTGCAAACAAGTTAGTTATTATTTATTATTATATTATATACTTTATAATTCATTTTATTCTAATGAATTTTTTAAAATTTACATCCAATGGTGAAATGGCACGTTTGTCGTATTCAAGAAAAAACACGGGGATGCGATTGAACGTGCCAATGCCCATAGTGATTTCAGCAACGAGACCCAATATAATAAAAAATACACTGCCGATTGAAAACACGGTTGTAAACGCAAACATCATTGCTCCACCAATCATTGCAAGTAATAATTTATTGTATTTATTCGCTCACAAAACATTGACTGAGTTTGAGGTTCCCATCATTACTTCACGTGGATATGGTGTATTTATTCCGAAAAAAAAAACATCATTGAATAAATTGGATTCAATATATGACGACATATATAAATATGATGATTCATTGCAAAACATAAGTGTGAATGACTTAGCTAGGTTAAATGACATTGATTGGTACAACAATGACACAATATTGACCCGACAAATGATTGATTTGTTGAATGTTAGCTTTAGATACATTTTTATAACCCTACTAACAAGTGGAAAATTGCTGACACAATTGATCAAATATTTCAAAGGATTAATTTATTATAGATTTTTTGGACTGGCATCTACGTATAGTTATAGAGACATGGTTCTCAATTATGCATTTCCGAATGTAAAATACATTTTTGGTTATAATGAAATTTACACATATGAACAATCACTGAGTTCATTTTTCAATGCGAAAAATTCAATAGTTACCCCATTGGGATGTCCTGACCATTTCATAAACACCCATGAAAACACGCACAAGGGTACAATCAATAAAATATGTTTTGTTTGTTCAAAAATAAATCAATGTCCCTATTACACAAATGTTTACAATGAATTTGTGAAAAACATTGGAGCAAAATATGAATACATACTATTGGGGAAAAATAATGAAACGCTAACAGACGAGAACAAATTCAATAATTTAAGCGATGACGCATATTTTAATAAAATGTCCGAGTGCAAATTAATGTATTATCATTCAACGGAGCCCAGACATTTGCATTATCATCCAATTGAAGCGCTGATCATTGGATTGCCGGTATTGTTTCACAAAGAATCCTTATTGAATGGATTTTTAATGAACTCGCCTGGTAAATGTAATGACATTAACGAAGTTCATGATAAAATTAACCGAATATTAAATAATGATGTTGAATTTATACATGAAATAGTAACAGAACAAAAAAAGGTTATATATAAATTTAAAATTACATACAATATGAACGCATTTGACAGTGTCATTGGTGTGTATTCAACCGCTCCATTTAAACTTCCAATAATAAATTGCATGAAGAAACAAATCATTGCGCCCATTGAGAATTGCACGGTGTCCGACGCCGAAAAGCAATTCATAGAATTAGATTCAAATAACAAGAGCAAGGATGTTGTTTTTTGTTCGCACATGGGGTTGGGGGATGTCTTGCTGAATGTGGGGATCATAAATTTATTATTGCATTTTTACGAAACTGTGCATTATTTTTGCAAAAAGGAGTATGTCAATAACATCTCAACCATGTTTGCAAATAAACCGTCGGTTCATTTGATTCCAGTGGATAAATTTGAAAATCAAAACATACTTTCCAACATGGCAATATTTGATTTTAACGTCACCGATTGCATTCTTGCCGGCATAATGAAAAACATCCATCCTTCATTGAAATATGTGATACGAAATGCGAAGTTTAATGAATACAAACGGCGGTTTGGAACGAATACCGTTCAGAACACATTGTATAAACACATTGGGTACATTCATTCGGATGCTGGGGTCAAATGGGACGTCTGTTTTAAATATTATGACGTGCACGTTCCACCAGAGAGCATGTTGTATTATCAAAAAATACAACAATACACAATCATGTTCATGCATGAAATCGCATCAACCGCATCCACTGTTGATTTTTCCAGGATCATTAATGCATTCATGTATTTGCCGAATCATGTCATAATATGTGCAAACCGGAACGTGTATCCGGCGGCGCATCCCATGCACGCTGCGGCGCAGTCCTTTGTGAATCTGCCGTTCATGTTTTATTACGACACCATTCGCAATGCAAGCGACATTCACGTGATTGATTCATGTTTTTCTTGCATCCCGTTTATACTGCGGTCCATGAATGCCATTTCCCCAAGAACATTCATGATATACGCAAGAGATAAACCGTATGACGCAATCATTGTGGATGGACAAGTCATTGTGTGAACACCGCGCGAAAGATTACATAAGACACGACATTGCCTTCATGTGAATTTCAGGCGTTATGCCTCCCCACGACCAATTTTTTATTATGCAGTCATGCAACGGTATGTTCTTCTGAATATTGTAATAATAATCCGGATGATTTACACTGTGTATGAATGAACCATATATGTTGTATTCGCTGAACTTATTCATTTTTTTTTTAACAACCAATTCCCATAAATTTGAAATGGAGTGTTTTTGATAAATGCAATTAATCAAATTGATCGTGGCGGTTCGTGTCAAGACAAACCCGCTAACCATCATTGCTTCATAAGGAGTTCTTTGTCCGAGTATTTGGTCGGTGGATTGTTTCCAACACTTGGCATCCCCCGCGTCTTTCCATAGACGATATGTCCAAACCCATTTCCCATCATGTTTGAATTGATCAGGGGTTAGCGGTTTGCATAACATTTCATCACTGTCTAGAAGTAATGCAGAATCTGCATCACATATATTATGCCAACTCAGTTTAATGTACTGCTGCCACAAGTATCCGAGTCCCGTCATTTTGTCAAATTGAGGATATTCTTTCGTTTGGTTGGGAATCGGAATGTAATGCGTGTGCACCGGGAATTTTTTAATGGAGCTCAAATATTCGGAAGGTATGACGGATCCGGCATCACTCACAATTACCACATCTTTAAATCCTTCTGCATATTTTTCTATGCTCGGAAGCAAATATTGCAACCATACATGATCTTTTGGATATGTTTTAATGAATATGCTTGTCATGTGGTTGTGCTTAGCTTATCAATTAATAATATTAAATTATATACAATGTTTATATATATAATTGTTGACATTAGTTATTCCTAAATTAAATTATCATGCAAAAAACGGTCATAATGGTATGGTGTAAAACCGATTCGGGTACGCATCCAAACGGGTCCGTAAAAACCTACGGGTTGGGCGATTTCTTGCGTGGAACCATATGTTTGCATCAAATGTCGGTTCAGTTGGGATTTAAATTTGTGGTTGACCTTCGTCTGCATCCCATTTCTCGTTTTTTAATCATGAAAAAACATGATCACATGGAATATGTGAATGCAAATATGAATAAAATGCAAATTGTGAATTGTCATGAACCTTACAAATTTAATATCGTTTACAATGCATCGTTGCGCAATGATGAACCGCTGTTAATTTGCACCAACATGTTTTGCAACAATGAATTATCAACGGATTGTAAGCAATTCATGCGAAAATTATTGACACAGAACGAATCCTTCAAAAACTATATAAGTCAACAAAATGCATTGTACAATGTTTCGTCTCCATATTCAATTATGCACATTCGGTTGGGAGATGATGAATTTTTTGAAAATAAAACCGCCAATGTTTCCAACATTGCTGCCGCCACAAAACTCATAAAAGAACATGCAGTTCCAACCGACATATTAATGAGCAATTCATATCGGCTCAAAGAATATGTGAGATCATTGAATGTCAATGTCACAATGTTTGACACGCGTCCAGTGCATTTAGGTGAACTTTCAACCATGTTTCGCAAAAACATAGCAGATTCATTCAAGGAAACGTTATATGAATTTTTTACTTTGGGGAATGCATCCGAAATTAAAACATGCAGCGTGTATGAATGGGTGTCTGGGTTTGTCAAATTTGCTAGTGTCATATACGACATTCCTTTGATTGATTTAAAACAACTGCAAATGAAACAAATGCAAAACCAAACGCAACTAAACAAAATGCAACTAAACCAAATGCAACTAAACCAAATGCAACTAAACAAAATGCAACCGCAACAAATGCACCTGAAACAAATGCAACTAAACCAAACACAATGACAAAACATTTATATTTATTGATTACAATCAAATCCACGTTTGTAATCAATCCATGAATCCATGAATCCATGAATCCATGAATCCATTCATTGCACTTCGCCGTGCAGCCTCGCCAGCTTCGTCAAATTCTGAATGTACTTCATGGACTTGGCCTGGTTGTCGGCGCCCATGTCTCGGATGGGGGCGCGCAGGGCATCCACCTTCTGCATGACCGCATTCCCCATGTACTCCAAATCCCGCGTGTAGTCCTTCTCTAAGAAGAACCCGATGTCGCCCTGCTCAATCTGATCATTGTAGGGACCCACGATGTAGGTGCTCCATGCATTCATTAAAATGCGCGGGTTCGTTTTTTTAATGAGTAACAGCGCGGTTTTGGCCGACTCAATGTCCGCGTCATCGGGAAACACACTTTGAATGTCCTCCACGAAGTCGGTGAACTGGTTCAAAAACGCTTTCATCACGATTGATTTGTCCGACATGATTTTTTTTATTGGAGTGTATTGGTGTATTGGATGGGGGTTGTAATATAGTAATGCGTATAATTTTAAATAGATTTTAAATAAAATACATTTAAACATTTAAACCCAAAGTAATCCAAAGTAACCCCACCCACCCCAACCAATCACATTATTGCATTGTTGCATTGTTGCATTATTGCATTATTACATTACATTGTTATGGAAACCTTTGCGCCGGATTGGGAAGAATGGATTGACCTGAACCTGCGATTAGGGAACTGCAAGCAAATCATGTTTCAAAAATCGTTGGATGCGGGATACAGTTACGCGTTATTGCGGCGCAAAATTGGCATTGATTATGCCGTTCAGAATCAGAATCAGAATCAGAATCAGAATCAGAATCAGAATCAGAACAGTTCGCGGGCATCACGAACCAGTGCCGTGGCGCTGAGAACTGCACAACGGGTGAACGCGAGAAATCTTGAAATTTATAGAATTGACAGTTTTTTGACGGAGCAGGAATGCGCGGAAATTATTGAGGGCATCAATGCCTCCGAATTAACAACCTCCACCACGTATAACGCATCCAGGCCCAGCGAACGCATTGTGAATGCTGACCGGACCAGCAAAACCTGCTACTTTGGAGGAAGCAACCCTCTAATCGCTGAAGTGGAGAGCCGCATCTGCAAAACGCTGGGCATAAACAATCAACAGGCGGAACAGATTCAAGGGCAGAAGTATGAGGTGGGTCAGGAATTCAAGTTTCACACCGACTACTTTGATCCCGAACTGCTGATGAAGGATAATTCCATCAACGGCCAGCGGACATGGACGTTCATGATTTATTTAAACGACGTGGAAGAAGGCGGGCACACCTCATTTCCGCTTGCGTTTTGTTCCTCTGCCCCAAAAATGGGAACCGCCCTCGTTTGGAACAACTTGCATTCGCAGGCGTCGTCGTTGAATGCGAGCGACTGGGGCAAGGAGAACCCGTTTGCATCGCACTGCGGCATGCCGATCCTCCGGGGTCAAAAATACATTCTGACAAAGTGGTTCAAGGAAACCGAAATTAACGCGAGCATTCCGAATGAAATTTGCGAGAATCATTTTTTGTCGGTGTTTCATCCGGTGGGATTTGAAAAGGTGCGCATGAAGCTGGAGTGCGTGGATGCAATAAAAGAGTGGTTGAGTCGCGCGGACGAAAGCCAATGGACCGACGAAGTGTTTAATAATGCAGTGGTGGAAACGGGCATGAAAACAAAGCATTTGAGTCTGGATGCCGCGCCGACAGAAATGCTGAACGGGTTGCGCGACACGTTCAATGCCATTATTACAAAATGGATTGAATACAAGGCGCCGTTGGTGCACACGGCCACATATGGCATTCGCAAATACTTGCGTGGAAGCTATCTGACCAACCACTACGACAAAAAAAACACGCATGTCGTCAGCGCCATCATTCATTTGGATGATGTGTCCGATAAACCGTGGGACCTGTACATTGAGGACCATCATTTTCGGGGTCACAACGTGACAATGGAATACGGCGACATACTGCTGTATGAATCCACCACCTGTTTGCATGGCCGACCGACCCCATTTGAAGGCGACTCGCTTTGCAATATGTATGTACATTTTAAACCCGAAAAATGGTAGAAAGAAAAATGGAATAAAAATGGAACTAGCTCGCTCGCTTATCGGCGATGCTGCTGCTGCTGCTGCTGCTGCTGCGCCTGCGCCTGCGCCTGTGCCTGCGCCTGTGCCTGCATGATTTGCGAATTCCTCTCCTTTTCCAGCTTCTCAAGGGTGACGTCGGGCCCAATGCGCGCCTGTTTCTCCTCAATGGCCGGGCACTCAATGGTTTGATTGAAGTCAATGGTTGCGTAGTTGTAGAGCTGGCGCATGCCGCCGCTCCCTTTTGCCGACAGGTCCTCGCTGCTCTGGTCCAGAAAGCTGTAGTTGTCCGACATCACGCCAAACCCGCCCATGAACTCGCTCACAGTGGAAAAGGGGGACGGCTCCCCGTTGAACCCGGTGGCCACGTTGTTGTGCTGCGCGTCCAGCGGTTTTAGGTGGTTCGTGATTTGATCGCCGTAAAGCACCATGTGATTTTGATTCAGCAGCAGCAGCGCCGGCACCCGATTCACGTGCGGCGGCAGAATGATTTGCTGCCCGTCTTCCAGCACGATGTACCACGCCCCGTTCTCACCTTTTACCCGTTTGTCAATGCACATGTAATGAATGCCTTCCTTAACCTTGCCCTTGGCCAGCCGTTGTAAAAGAGATTTAGACTTCTCGCAAAAATTGCTATAATAAAGAATGCTACTCATGGTATTTTATTTAAAATACATGCAGTTTAATAATGTCATTATTTTAACTCATTATTTCATTATATTGTGTAAAATAGTCTGTAAGTCTGTAAGTCTGTAATTCTGTAATTCTGTAATTCTGTAATTCTGTAATGGCAAATATAATGCAGTTGTGAATATTTAAATGTAGGGGAGTATATATATATACCGGATACAAGGTGCATTGAATGAAAATGACCGGCGCTCGCAAGGACATCAACGGCTGGATTTATCTGTCCATTCACGGCGAGCCGTATAAGCGGGGGGTTGCGCACGGTTACTTGGTGTCGCACGAACTCTCTCAAATCATGACGATGCTGGAGTTTTCCCTGTATCAAGAGTATGGTCGCACGTTTGCATTTTTCTGCGAAATGTCCGACGACCTGTTCCGCCCGCAGATTGAGGCCAATTTCCCCGAGTTTTACGAAGAGATGCGCGGCATTGCCGATGGCGCCAAGCAGCCGCTGACCCGGATCGTGTTTTGGAACTGTTTTGTCAGTTTTGATTACTTGTTTTCCCATCTGTCGGACGTGCTAAATGAACCGCACAACGCGCACTTGAAGGCGAAACCCATGTATGCCGATTTTGTGGGCGGCGCCAACAAAGCCAGTAGCAGCAGTGGCTCCAGGGAGGGCGGCGGCGGCGGCGCAAAAGATCGGTGCAGCGCCTTTATTGCGGTGGGCGATTACACCACCGACGGAAAAATTGTGTGCGCGCACAACTCGTTTGACACCTTCATCAACGGGCAGTATTCGCGCGTGATACTGGACCTGCGCCCGAGCAGCGGGCACCGCATTCTCATGCAGACGTTCCCGGGCGGCATTCATTCGGGAACGGACGTGTTTGTCACGAGTCGGGGGCTCTTTGGAACGGAGACCACGCTGGGGGGGTTTCACGAGTATGAAAACAAGGATCCGGTGTGTTGCCGCATTCGGCGGGCGATGCAGTACGGCAATTCGCTGGATGATTACGTGACGATGCTGACCGAACGCAATTCGGGCGACTACGCGAACGCGTGGCTGTTTGGCGACACGCGCACGAACGAGATCATGCGGCTGGAGCTGGGACTAAAGTACGTGGACGTGAAGCGCACCAAAAATGGGTACTTCATCGGGTTCAACGTGGCGTTTGACCCGCGCATCCGAAACCTGGAGTCGTCCAACACGGGGTGGGACGACTTGCGCCGCCACCAGGGTGCGCGCCGGGTGCGCCTGCAGCAAATGATGGAGGAGCACAAGGGGCGGCTGGACGTGGAAACCGCCAAGCTGCTCATTGCCGACCACTACGACGTGTATTTGAACAAGATCAACCCGTGCTCGCGCACGACGTGCTCGCACTACGAGCTGGATCCGCGCGAATACATGTCGCAGTCGGACCGGCCGAAACCGTTTGAGCCGCGGGGCGCGGTGGACGGCATGGCCATAGATACCGCCGCGGCGAAACGCATGCAGCTGTGGGGGCGCTGGGGCAGCTCGTGCGGCACGGGGTTCTACAAGGACGCATTTTGCGACCGCCACATGATTTGGGACGTGTATCGGCCGTATCTGCACGATCGTCCGCCGCAGCCGTGGACGCTGTTTGGGGTGAATAAATCATTTCACCGTTCGCACGCGCACACGCGCAAGGCCTTTCATCGCAATTCGGCTCTCCAAACCCGGAAGCACGTTGCACCCATTGTGCATGTGTAAACAAACAAACTGCATTTTCAAGTCTGATTTGATTTTTGATTAAATATTAAATAAATATTAAATATGGTAAACAGTTTGTGAAACTAAATAATTTAAACACTTGCACATAGGGTAATGCAAGTATTTAAACGTCGTTCTAAAACAAACCAAAACCACAATGACCACTCCGAATCCGAATCCGAATCCGAATTCAATGATCGCCAATTTGCACAACATAATTAACCAGCTGCATGCCAAGTACGCGAACGACGAGTTCATGCTGGGGAAGCTGGTGACGCACGTGGCGCAACTGCCGGAAATTCTGGATGCTGCGCAACAGATCCGCAATGACAAGGCCCAGCGCAAGCAAACGCTAATTACCGCATCCGACGAGTTCATTGAAACGTTTTTGAACGAGTCGCCGCAATACTATTACAATGCCAACGTGGAGCTGTTTTTTGTGTACAATGCGGATGCCGAGCGCAATTACAGCGTGATCAACGAGGACGACATTTTGCACCCCATCCTGACAAAAATTAGCGGCAACCGCGAGCTCATGCCGTGGAAGTACAAAATAAAGAACCAGGTGCTGCGCCGCATCAAGGACCGCAGCCTGCTCACCTCCATCCCGGAATCGCAAACCATTCAGCGCACGCTGAACATGCTGTGCCCCATGTTGTTTCGGACACGTGACTGTGCGAAATACTTTTTGACCGTGATTGGCGACGTCATTTTAAAGAAGACGGTTTGCATAAGCGCAGGAAACGTGGAACCCGTTTACATTGCCACCCCCAAGGCGCGCCAGTTCATAAAGGGGCTCAGCCAGGAATGCAGCACGCTGTTTGGAACGTCGTTGCTGTCGGCATTTAAATTCAAATTCTATGAGTACGCGTTTGGCGAGTGTCGGCTGTTGGACATGAACGACGTCGCCATAGATGCTTATTCGGAGCCGTTCAAGCATCGGATGATTGACATTTTTTGCGTGGCGGCGCACTATTCGCAGCGGTATGAAAATGCGGAGGCTTTTTTAAACACGCAGTGCAAGGACACGGTGACGCACCAGCGGGTGCTGTATTTGAAGCATCACCCGCAGGACAAATTGATTGCCAAGTTCGTGGCAACGTGTGAGCCGTCGCCGCAAAGCAACATGAGCGTGTCCTGGAAAAACATGCTGTATCTGTGGAAGGTGTTTATTGACGAGGAGAGAATTCCGAACGTGTTTTTCGTGCATGCGCTGAAGGCGCGCTTGGTGCAGTGTTTGCCGAACTATTCGGAAACGTCCGACGCGTTTTTGCAATTGACGAGCAAACATTTGCCGCTGGTCGCGCGGTTCAACGACTTCTGGACGCAGACCATTGTCGCGAATGCCAACGATGAAGACGAGTTGGAAATTGATGAATTTACGGCGCTGTTCAAGCGGCACCATTACCAGCAGGTCATGCAACAATCGCTGCAATCGGGGCAAGCGTCTCCCCAGTTGCAGAGCCACAATCACACGGATGCCGCATTTTTGGGATTGATTCGGCATTTTTGTCCGGACGTGGTGATTGAAAATGACAAGTATTTGATGCACGTGAGTTGCGCGCTGTGGGACAAACGGGGGGAGGTGCTGACCGCAATGCAGGAACACGTTGCTGAGGCGCACACGGCCACGGCAGTGTCGGTTTACAAGGCGTATGAATGCTATTGCCACAAACAGCGAGCCAAAAACCATGCCTCAAACGCGCACCATTTGATAGTTAGTAAAAAGTATTTTGAGAAAATATGCAGCGAAAATGGTTTTTAAATATTGCATTACTATAACACCATTGATTTTTATTTTTACATTTCAATGTCTTTAGGATCTCCATCTCCAGCTCCAGCTCCAGCTCCAGCTCCATCTCCTCTGTTTGATCTTTTTGAGGACCCTGCTGCTGCTGTTCCTGCACCTGCTCTTGTCCCTGCTCTTGTCCCTGCTCCTGCTGTTGCTGCTGCTGTTCCTGCGCCTGCTCCTGCTGCTGCTGTTCCTGCTGCTGTTCCTGCGCCTGCTCCTGCTGCTGTTCCTGCGCCTGCTGCTGCTGCTGCTGCTGTTCCTGGTAAAGAAGACGAAGATTCGGATTCGGATTCGGATTCGGATGTTGCTTCTAAATTTACTGACAAACTGAATGAGGCCCAATATGAGGCTCAACCCTCAAAATTAACTTCCGCGGTAGGTGCAATTGGTAATGTGCTTGGTGCAATTGGTTCAGCAACATCTGCAATAGTAAAAAATGCGGCAGCAGCAGCGGCAACCACCGCAACCACCGCAACCACCGCAACCGCACTCGCACAAATTGCACCACCATCAAATGCACCAAGCACATTACCAAATGAAGCAGCGAATGAAACAGCAACTGCGGCCAGACATGCATTTGAAACGGGTCTTTTTTCAGAATTGGAATTGAATGACCGAAAGAAAATTGAAGAAGGGTTGAAAGCGTTCAATGCGATGTCCAAACCGTCCGACTTTTACACAAGTAAAATTGAAGCCGCAATTCAACGCACCCATCCGGACATTGCATTCATTAAATTGACGCCGTCGTCGTCCCCATCCGAAGAATTTTCAGGACCGGCCATCGTGTCTTACTGCAATCCTTCCCTCGGCGCATTGTCTGATTTTGTCCCGCATTACAACCTCTTCCTTTTTACTCATTTTCACGCCATGGATGTGATTGATGATGTGATTAATGCAGCGCGCGATGCATTGCAGCGTCTGAAAAATGAAATTGATGAGGGCAACAACCCCGCGGGAGTTGGGTTTAAATTGTTTGAATTAAACGTGTCTTTGCATCATTCCAGATCCCGAATTTCTCTCCATTTGCACATTGGAAATGTGTTCAAAATTCCTGTTTTCACGGCGCATGTCATGGATCGCGTGTTTGACAGTCCCAAGTTGCCCGGTGCGCTGTTGCCCATTGAACCGGGGCCATTTATTTACAATGCCAAGCCGATCGGGCCCTACAATCGTCTGGATTTAATTATGGAATTGTTGATGCATTCTTATGGAACCGACGACGACCCCTATGCACCGGTCAACGTGCTCGTTGCTCGTGGAATGCACGAATTGTGTGTGAAGAAGTTTACTGTAGAAGATGCGGTGACGACGACAGAACCAAGTCCGAGTCCGAACGCCGTAATTCAACAGGTGTGCGCCGAATTTGCGGGGTTGCTCGTTTCAAAGAGCGGCGTCAAATCCAGGCTGATAAAACACGTGCTCATTGCGATCATGCAGGATCCCGCGGTTCAAACCCCGGACCCGGATAAAAAGCAGTTTTCCGAAATTTTCCCAAGCGGGCAATACGGCATTTATTTTGATGAGGTTGCACACCGGTGCGATGCCAAGGACGCCGAAGGCGCCCTCATGATTCCAGTCGGGGACGAGGTTAAGGTCCCGCTCACACGGACCGACATCATTGTTGCGGCCCTCACTGCAGTGAATGCTGGATTCCGAAAATCAGCATCAGAATCAGAATCAGAATCAGAATCAGAATCAAAATCATCATCGCATATCGTGGCCGGCGGCGGTGCTGCGGTGTCGTATTACATTCAGGAATTTTTGCAGGATGCGGATGCAAAAATGTTCAGCGAAGACATCATAAATGCATCCGGTGCAAAAATGGACCAAGTCATGGAGAGATGCAGGAAAATCCCGATGAATGACATTGATTGCTTCGTGTTTGGCGACGTGTCGCGCCAATTTTTGTTGCTATTTTCTCTCTACATGATGGTTCTGTATGAAAATTTTTATGAGCGGCCCAAGCGCTATCGCATGGCGGACGCGACTGCGGGGGGGCAAGTCCAAAAAATTCGGTTCAGATTGTCGCCGTCATTTGACGATCACATTGATTTATTTATGTACGGCAATCGCAACAATGACGCAAACACGCGGCTCATCAGCAAACGACTGCAAAAGAACCCGAAGGTGCAGCTGGTAACGCAGGAAACCAAATGCTTTTCTCAGATTGTGCATCCAGTGTGTTCCTCTGTTGGTTCTCATGCATTGGATGACCACTTGTGCAGAGAGGACAACTATTACATGCAGCCCATTGATTTGGTGAAAAAAGAATTTCAAGAGTTCGTTGATTTGTACCGAATATCTCTCTATGAGCCCGATAAGATTCCGGTTCCGGAAAACATGGCTGCCATGATTCAGCGGCAATACACGGCCGACAACATGGTTTCCCTGAAAACCACGATGCTTGACGTCATTTGCATTTTTTGCGACGAAGGCAAGTCGTTGTTTATCCGCATTTTCATGGCCCGCAAAAACCCGAAGGATTTCGCCCGGCTGCGCGTGTTTATAGACCTGTATTTGCTGCGACTGCTGCAATCCAAACAAACCAACGCGGAACAATTTTCGGCAGTGAACGACGCACTCATCGCGGAGGTCGGCCAGTTGCGCGCCAAGATGGACGAGTTGGACGAGAAGTATTATTTGAAACAGGGCAACATTGCGGCGATCAACGTTGAAACCGCTGCACAAATAGATGACGACCGAACCGCATTTTTGACGCTGCTGCGCAGCATCGGGCGCCAATTTGTGAACCTTCCGGATCCATTCGGCGATCGCGTTCCTGCAAAATTTCAGGCAACCGCGGGCGCGAAGATCATTGAGTTTTTTAAAACAGACCAGTCCATGAAATGCCGGTTTGACATGGGTGAGCACATGAACAATCTGGTTACATTGTATGCGCGTCAGTCAACTGCGGCTGGGGTTGGGTTTACTGCATGGTTGAATGCGGTGTTTGAAGAGATACAGTTCCCGACCGACATCCAAACAGAGTTCGGAACCAAGCTGGACCAAATATTGGATCCCGCGAATCCGGATGGAAACCGGCAAATTGGGTTCAAAAAAATGCAGGTTAGGACGCCGTTTATGCTTCGTTTGCACCATGCATTGACGCAAGTGAAGGCAGATGAGGCGTTGTATAAACAGTTTCCAGAAATGTTTAATTTATTGTTGCGTCCAGTCAACAAACTGGTACACACACTGGGGTTGTTACCAACCGCGCATTATGTTGGGGTTAATGGCATGTATGACATTAATATGAAAATACGGGTCTTTCCAACCTTTGTGAAGGATGTGCTCATGCAGAATGAACTTAAACTGAAGATGAAGGAGAGAAATTCAGCAGGAATTGAAGAAAATGGAAGCATCACGGCTGATTTGAACGACGATGGAAACAACACTTATGACAACTACGATGATGCAGTTAAAGAAGAAATTGGACGCATCCTGTTGGATTACTACAACCTCATTGTGGTAGAAAAAGGGAACCAAATGTGGCAAGGAGGCAGGATCAAGACACGGAAACGCAGCCGCCGTCATAGAAGGTTTAACGCAAACACGCGATCACATGGCAATAAGCGCAAGCGCAGCACTGGTGTAAAGCGCAGCACTGGTGTAAAGCGGAGCACTGGTGTGAAGCGGAGCACTAGTGTGAAGCGCAGCAGCAACAAGGGCAAATGTAAACACAAACACACCAGGAGAGCATGAAAATGTGTATTGCATTGATTGCATTGATTGCATTGATGCATTGATTGCATTGATGCATTGATTGCATTGATTGCATTGATGCATTGATTGCATTGACAAAAATGAATTGAGAGATGCAATTCATTTTTGGATAAATTCGTTGATCGTTGAACGCTGAACGCAATGGGTTGGGTTTGGGTTTGCAGAGTGCCTTAATGCTTGCGGTTCTTGCGGCTCTTCGTCTTCTTAAGTTCGGAAATGCGAACGGCGCCGAACTTGCCCTTCTTGGCAGTCCAACCGTGCTTCTCTAAACGCTTCTCTCTTTTGGCGGTGGCGTGCTTCTTGGCGCTCACGATGCGGCCGTGCTTGTTCATGAGCAGTTTCTCTTTGGTGAGACCCGGGGTGCCATCAGTTTTGTAAGCGGTGCCGTGAAACACTTGGGCGCGAGAACCGCGCAGCAACTCGAACTTCTTGCCGTGGATGTGATAAAACCCGTCGGCCGAACGCGTGTGATTTCCCATGATTGATATTGATTGTGTTTTATAGTTTAACTAAAGAAAAAAAAGAAAACGACAAACGACACAATGAAACATTTTAACATTTTGTGCATGCATTCCATTCCACCATTCAATTCAATTAAATTGATTCCGAATGGGTTGGCCGTATCCCGCCGGCGCGCCCGTCCAACTTTTATACACGTTCAATGGACGGTTTGCTTGAGTGAACGAATCGTTGCGTTGGGCCGTTGCGGTGCGAATGATAGTGCTAAATACTTTGTAGTTGACCAAGTCTGGAACGACCGCACCGCCGCTGCTCGTTTGAATCAACTTCTTGTTGATCGTCTGGTACTGGTAGCACCTGCATTTTTTCAGTGAATAGTAATTGTAGCCCGACATTTGATTTTTATTTTGTTTTTAGTTTAGTTTATTGTCATGTAATACATTGACACATAATTTAATAAAAAAATTGAATTTGCTTAAAGCCAATAAATGAATATCATGCATCCCCTTTATTCCATTACATTAGAACAATGGCCTCAACCGATTTATCAAGCAAGTATCAGAAAATGACGGACATGGAGCACATTTTGAAGAAGCCCGACACCTACATTGGCTCCATTCAGCTGACCGAATGCACCGAATACACGACCGTGAGCTCTGGAGGAGCGGAGACAAGCGGAGCAGAGGTGAGCATCGGCTTGGCGACGTTCACGCACATTCCCGCGCTCTACAAGTTGGTGGACGAAGGGCTCGTGAACATGCGCGACCACGTGATTCGCCAGGCACAGGCAATCAAGGACGGCAAGCCCGACGCGCTCCCCGTGACGTGCATTGAAGTGGAAGTGGATGCCGCGACCGGGATTGTAACCATGACCAACGACGGCAACGGCATTGACATCGCGCAGCACCCCGAGCACAAGATGTGGATTCCCGAGATGATTTTCGGGCACCTGCGCACCTCCACCAATTACGCCGAGGACAAGAAGGAGAAAATCGTCGGCGGGAAGAACGGGTTCGGATTCAAGCTCGTGCTCGTGTGGTCCACGTGGGGGTCCGTGGAAACCGTGGATCACGTGCGCGGACTCAAGTATACCCAGGAATTCAAGGCGAATCTGACCGAGATTTGCCCGCCAAAAATCACGAAATGTTCTTCTAAGAAGCCTTACACGCGCATCTCGTTCCGCCCCGATTACGCGCGCCTCGGCATTGCCGGGCTCACGCCGGACATGACGGCGCTGTTCACGAAGCGCGTGTATGACATCGCCGCCGTCACGGACCGCAGCATTCGCGTGAAGTACAACGGCGGCGTCGTGCCCGTCAAGGATTTCAAGCAGTACATCGGCCTCTACATCCGCCCCGAGGTCAAGCGCGTGTACGAGGCGCCCTCAGAACGCTGGGAATACGCCGTGTGTCTGACCAACACGGACGAGTTCGCGCACGTGTCATTCGTGAACGGCATTTGCACGTCCAAGGGCGGCAAGCACGTGGAGTACATCATGGGCCAGCTTTTACGCAAACTGGCGGCGTTCATCAAGACCAAGAAGAAGGTGGATGTGAAGCCGGCGACGATCAAGGAGCAGCTGACGCTGTTCTTGCGCTGCGATGTGGAGAACCCCGCCTTTTCCAGCCAGACGAAGGACGAGCTCACGACGACGAGCGCGAATTTCGGGTCCGCCTGCACCGTGAGCGACGAGTTCGTGGAAAAGGTGGCGAAGATGGGCGTCATGGATGCGGCCTGCGCTCTGACCGAGGTGAAGGAAGCGAAGGCGGCGAAGAAGACGGACGGCGCAAAGACGCGCACCATTCGCGGCATTCCGAAACTCGTTGACGCCAATTTCGCGGGGACGGAGAAGTCGGGGCAGTGCACCATCATCTTTTGCGAGGGAGATTCGGCCAAGGCGGGCATTGTGTCGGGCCTGAGCAAGGAGGACCGCAACACCATTGGCGTGTATCCCGTCAAGGGCAAGTTCATGAACGTGCGCGGCGAGGCGGTCAAGCGCATTGCGGAAAACACGGAAATCGCGGAAATCAAGCGCATCCTGGGTCTGGAGAACGGGCGCGACTACACGGCGGAAGACGTGGCCAAGCGGCTGCGATACGGCAAGGTGCTGTTCATGACGGACCAGGATTTGGACGGGTCGCACATCAAGGGTCTCGGCATCAACCTGTTTCAGAGCGAGTGGCCCACCCTGACGCACATCCCGGGATTCATCGGGTTCATGAACACGCCGATTCTGAAGGCGCGCAAGGGGCAACAAGAGCGCGTGTTTTACAATGAGGGCGAGTTTGAGGCGTGGAAAAGCGGCACAAGTGCAAGCGGTGGTGCGGCTGTGGACGTCAGCACCTGGAACATCAAGTACTACAAGGGTCTGGGCACCAGCACCGGGCGCGAATTCCGCGAGTACTTTGAGCACAAGAAGATTGTGGATTTCGCGCACACGGGCGAACCGAGCGACGACGCCATTGATCTCGTGTTCAACAAGAAGCGCGCCGACGACCGCAAGGAGTGGCTGTCCACGTATAACCGTGCGGATCATCTGGACACCAGCCACAAGCACGTGACGTACGAGGACTTCATGACGCGCGAGATGAAGCACTTCTCCATCTACGACAACCAGCGCTCCATTGCAAACGGCATGGACGGTCTGAAAATCTCGCTGCGCAAAATCCTGTTTGCGGCGTTCAAGAAAGGCGGGCTCAAGACGGAAATCAAGGTGGCGCAGTTCAGCGGCTACGTGTCGGAGCACTCGGGATACCACCACGGCGAGGCGAGCCTGAATGCGGCCATTGTCGGCATGGCGCAGAACTTCGTTGGCAGCAACAACATCAATCTGTTTGAACCCAACGGGCAGTATGGGACGAGGTTAGCCGGAGGGAGAGATTCTGCTAGTGAAAGGTATATCTTCACGCAGCTCAATGCAATCACGCGCTTAATTTACCGCGCGGAAGACGACGCTGTCTTAGAATACCTGGATGACGACGGCCAGCTGGTGGAGCCCACCTTTTACGCGCCGGTTGTGCCCATGGTTCTGATCAACGGCACGAAAGGCATCGGCACGGGGTTCAGCACGGACATCATGTGCCACAACCCGCTGCAAGTGATTGACTACATCCAAAACATGTTGCTGAAAAAGCCCGAGGCGGAGTGGGGCACAATTGAGCCGTATTACCGCGGGTTCAAAGGCACCATCACTGCACTCGCCGCTCCTGGAAAATTCCTGGTTAAAGGTCTGCACACAGTGGACGCTGCGAAGAAGCAGGTGCGCGTGACTGAACTTCCGGTTGGCTACTGGACGGAGGATTTCAAGAAGCACTTGGAGACACTGATTGAGTCCGGCGCGATCAAGGACTACGTGGACATGAGCACGGACACGGTGGTGGATTTCACGATCACGTTTCCTGCGACTGCTGACTTTGGAGCACTTGCCGCGACAGTGGATCACGGGTGCTGCACCGCGGTTGAAAAGCTGCTGAAGCTGTACACGACGGAATCCACGAGCAACATGCACCTGTTTGACAGCCAGGACCAGCTGAAGAAGTACGGCAACGTGCGCGACATTGTTCTGGACTACTACGCGACCCGACTTGATCTGTATGGAAAGCGCAAGACGCACCAGCTGGCGGCCATGGCGGCGGAACTCCGCGTTCTGAGCAACAAGGCGCGCTACATCCAGGAATTACTGGACGGCAGCATTGACTTGAGACGGAAGCGCGGTGACGAGCTAACAAGCATGCTGCAGTCCAAGGGCTACGACGCCATAAGCCAGGGTGACCGAAGTGAAGGTGGCGGCGATTACAAGTACCTGCTGAAGCTGCCGATGGACAGCGTGAGCGAGGAGAACGTGCATAAACTGCTGAAAGAGAAGGGGCAGAAGGAGTTATGCCATGCCACGCTGAAAGGCACCAGCATGAACACAACCCAACATCCCAACCTGTGTAACCTGTGTAACCTGCCCTGCCTGTGTAACCTGCCTTGCCTGTGTAACTTGTGTAACTTGTTGAATTCATATTTTGAGAGAAAATTAATAAAAATATTTTTTGTTTTTGGTTGTTTGGGGGTTGGTTTGGTTTGTTTGATTTTCTCTCTTTTACGATGTTCAAATTATGGATTCAAAGAACCAATGTGCAAGAATCATTGCGTTTGATGGCGATGCATGCGCGAATGGCTGCGGCGATTTCTTTTTCAGCCGACGAATGAACGGCGTTGGTGGCAACAATTTCCTGAACGCGTGCGGCGAGTTCCACGCCCATGCATCCGGAATTGGGGTCAATGCATTGGCTCATGTGTGCCAGCAGTTTGGTCCATTTTGCGAGCCACAAGGTGCCGGTCTTGCTGCGGTAATGGCGAAACGCGACGACGCAGATGATGCCGTAAATGCCGCAATATCCGGGATTGCATGTGTCGGAGCCGTAGTTGATGTTGTATTCTGGAGAGATGGTGGTGTAAGCCTTGGTGACATTCACGGGTTTACTGCGATTGCCATGATCGTCCAGGATGCGGATGCCGCAGAACTGGTTGCGCCCGTTGGATTCAAAGATGGCAATGTTATACATGTTGGATTTGATTGCTCGGCTCTTGATCAAAATGAGGGAGTGTGCATTTCCTCCGCGGTGCTGCATGTTGATGATGCGGAAACTTTCGAACGGCATGGCGTCGGCCTTGCCCTTTAGCCTGCGATTTGTGTTGGCCTTAGATGACACGAAATAGGAGAGGGGCAGCACAATGACGTAGGCACGCGTGCTGTCAATGGTGACGATTTCAAACTGCTGTCCAACGGGTTCGGACGATGTCAAATACCTCTCAAACTCATCGTTGCGACCTGCGGATTTCTTGAACAATGCGGCACGTGATGTCATGACGTAATGATTTTGTATATTGAAATTGAATTAAAATGGACCAAAGTAATTCAATTTTTATTTTATTTTCAAACTGTTAAAAATCAAAAACAATAATCCGAGCGAAAACAACATGGGTGGAGGACTCGGGGCAAGGAGGGGAAGGGAAAGGTTCGGACACAACGGCCGGCACGGACGTGCCTTTGGAAACCGTAGGTTTTCTGATTTAGAACCACGGTTTCAGTTCCAGCGTCTTGTCGTTTTCGGCGGAATAGACGGGACGATCAATGGGTTTGTACATGGTGCTGGCGTCGCGCTTGTATTGAATGTAGGCACGCGCTTCGTTGTAGAGTTTCGGCACAAACATGTCCACCACGATTTTATTGAGGGCCGCAATTTGACCGGGGATGTCCGTTGCTAAATTCATGGCGCTCTGCAGGAACACGCTGCGCATGATCATTTTCAGGTTGTCAAAGTCTTGCGGGCTGATCAAATATGCGCCGTTGGACATGGCATATACGCCGTTGCGCATCGCATTTTGCACAATCTCCATGTTTCCCGTGCTAAAAAAGGCGTCGCTGAGCGCCGTGTTCTCCCAGTTGCCGATCATGGCATCGTGAAACGACGTGGACTTGCTGGAATTCGGGATTTTGTCGTACATGGCAAACTGCTGCTCCACCGTCGGCCCCAGTATGTCAATCCGACCGTTTGACTTGACATGGTTCGCATTTGAATTTGCATTATTTGAATAATATGTTGAGTGCTGCATTAAATTAAATGTATGTATGTGTATGTGTCTATGTGTCTGTTGTGTATATAAGTTATTGAATTAAATTATATACATATAATATTTTATTTTCTATTTCCATTTGCATCATGATGTTGGACAAGACGGCATTCCTTGAGTTCCTCCGGGAATGCCGTTGTATTCGCATTTGTTAGCAGTCCACCCGGTTGGCATTGTACAGCCGCCAGTGGCATTCACCGTCCAATAATCGGGACACTTGGGAGTTTTGGGCGGCCATGCAACATCGCTGGATTGCCGGTAGAGAGCATATCCAATGAACACCATTGCCCCAATGAGCATGATGATTGCAATGATGATCACAATGCGCTGAAAATTTATTCTTGATAAAAAAGAACCTTGGTCGGAATCCATGATACGATGCAATGACCGATGACGGTTATGGTATGAGACGTTATGCGATTAAATATACAATGTATTATTATTTTTATTTATAATTTGGTTTATTCCAATATTAAACACAATGAACACATAACATATAACACATGCTTAATATAGACACCACCGACACCATTTGATGAATGCATTGAAATTAAATACCAAATCATCTAAATCTAAAATTAAAAAAAATGAAGTAATCACACCCGCAACAATCACACCCGCAACAATCACAACCGCAGAAGCAATCACAACCGCAGCAATCACATCTGACCCACTGAATTTGAATTTGAATTACAATCAAGTTCTCGGCCGGGAGGACATTGCTGCCGGAGTAATCGCCGCATTGAATGAGTTCCAGTCCAAAAAAAACGATCTAACCATTCGGCGAGGAATCTACATTTACGGTAATCCAGGCGTGGGCAAAACCGAATTTGTGGTGCAGTTGCTCAAATCTCTTAATTACGACATGGTGAAGTACGATGCAGGCGACATACGCAATAAATCCATCATTGATCTGATAACAAAGCACAATATGAGCGAGCACAGCGTGCTGTCCATGTTTCAGCGCAAGCCCAAGCGGATTGCGATCGTGATGGACGAAATTGACGGCATGAACAACGGGGACAAGGGCGGCATCAACACGCTGATCAAACTCATGCGCCCGAAAAAAACAAAGAAGCAGCGGCTGGAAGATGTGACCATGAACCCCATCATATGCATTGGAAACCATCACATGGACAAAAAAATACGGGAACTCATGAAAGTCTGCATTACATTTGAAATCCCGATGCCCACCCTGGATCAGGTGGGTGTGATTTTGAAATCGGTGCTGCACTCGCGCGATCTCGCGCTGCACAAAAACGTGGCCCGGTTCATTCAGGGCGACCTTCGCAAAATTTCCATTATCAGTGGCATTTTGAATAATGGATCCGACGACTCTGGCTCCGGCTCCGGCTCCGGAGGATCAGATGGTCACAACAACACCCTGATTCAAACCATATTTCAACCCAAGACAAACAACGAGGACAGCAAAACCATTGTGAAAAAAATTATCAACACGCCCTGCAAACTCAGCGAACATTCGGCATTGATGAATGAGACGGACCGCACCATTGTGGGCTTGCTGTGGCATGAAAACGTGGTTGACGCATTGGCCAAACTACCGCGCCAGCAGGATGCATTTACATTTTACAAGGACGCGCTGGACAACATATGTTTTGCGGACTACATTGATCGCATCACCTTTCAAAAACAGATTTGGCAGTTCAACGAAATGAGCTCTCTAATTAAAACGTTTTACAACAATAAGCTGTATCACGAGCGGTTTAACCCATGCCCGAAATTCAACCCGTCGGAAGTTCGGTTCACCAAAGTTCTTACTAAATACAGCACCGAATACAACAATTCGCTGTTTATTCAAATGATGTGCCAGAAGTTCGGGATGGACAAGAAAGACCTGTTTGCCTTTTTCTTGAATGTTTTTTCCAACAACAGCAACAACAACAGCAACAGCAACAACAGAACAGCAACAGCAACATCTACTGCAACAGCAACAGCAACAGCAACAGCAACAGCAACAGCAACAGCAACAGCAACAGCAACAGCAACGGAAATGGAAATGGCGGGAATAAACTAATGGATGACATCATTGAAGAATTTGAAATCACGAAACTGGACATTCAGCGCATGCAGCGCTATTTGGAGAAATGCACGTATCCAAGCGAAGTTGTGCACGATGATGTAGACGTGGATGAGGATTCTTGTGATTAAATGGATTCATTGGTTGTGGTTGTGGTTGTGGTTGTGGTTGTGGTTGTGGTTGTGGTTGTGTCGGAATCAATCAGCGCGCTCTGACGTTCAATGGTCTCCAAATGCGCGGCAATGACCTCGTCGCGATCCTTTATGGTGGCAATGAGTTCCGAATTCTCTCGGATTTTTTTATTGCACATCTCACGCATCTTTTCCAGTTTTTCGGACTGGGATTGCACCGTTTGTATTAATTCTTCCACTGTCATGCTGCGCGGGTCCGCATTCGGTGCCTTGAATGTGATGACCGCCTTCAATATTGCGTCTTGTTGCTGTTGCTGTTGTTGCTGTTGTTGCTGTTGTTGCTGTTGTTGCTGATTTTTCTGCGTTTTCTCTCTGATTTGTTTCAGCACATCGGGTTTCATGGAAGGATGTCCCGCATCATACAACTTCAGCGCCGCATCCACGTCGCGCATGTAGAACTGCAGCAGGTCCGGCTCTTTTATGAAATCGGTCACCGTCTTCGTGCTGACCCGCATGTTTGAGTTTTTAAGGCCTACATTGGCGAGCAGCGTGCGCTTGTCAAACGTGTTGTGCTCGTGCGAAAACACGAGAATGACCTTCATGGGATCCAGCTGTGCCATGGGAACGGTGTATCCGCGCAAAAATGCGCGCTCTTCCGCCAGGCACGCATCTTCTTCGTATTTTAACTTCATTTCGGAGAGCAGCTCCTTCCAGAAGGCAAACGTGGCAGCCGTCGCGTGATTCGGCCCGTAGGGGCCAAACTGCACCATGAGCGAATGCGGTGCCTTGAAATAAATGCACATTTCGCTGCTGCCCGCCAGCTTGATCCCGGTTTGTCTGGTTCGGTGGTCCAGCAGGGTGGTCACCGCGTGCGACACGCGCTCGGGCGGGTAGTAGTCGTCGTCATCCATGTACACGATGATGTCGCCGCGCGCCCTTTTGTGCATCATGTTGCGTTTCCTGCCGAGAGAAATCTTTTCGTCCAGTTTGAAATATCGGACGCATGGGTGCTGCGACACGAGGTCTCCAATCGGATCGGTGCCGTCATCAATGATGATCCACTCCATGCGATCGCGGGGATACGTCTGGTGGTTGAAGCACTGCAGCATGGCAGCAACGAACGGGCGGCGGTTGAACGTGGGGGTGCACACGCTGACAAACGGGTGCTGCTGCTGCTGCTGCTGCTGCTGCTGCTGCTGCTGCTGCTGCTGCTGCATTGGATTGTGAATTGATTGTGTTAGGTGTATTAGGTGTGTTATGGGATAGATAGATATATCATTATAAAATCTTGGTTTTATTATGTTTTATTATGATATCACGATTATATGATTGGTGTGTATGCCTTGGTGGTTTGATGCATTTTGTACATATTGTAACCAGTATAGAACAGATACAGTAGCATTGCGCCGCACACCCCCGCAATCGTGTATTTGGTTTCATTCGGCAACTCTTTGGATGCAAAAGCAATGATGACTGCCACTAGAACATAAATGTAAACAAGCTGTTTCAACCGTTTTATCAGCTCGGTTATGAAGCGACCCTTGTTGTCCATTATTTGTTTGAACGACAACAGGTACAATAAATAAAAAAATTCGTAAATGACAGGGAACACGGTGACCCAGCCAAAAATGCACATCCACACGAATGTACAAAATAATATTAACCCCTTCTTACCCAGTTGCAAAATGGGGGAAACCGTATAATACGCCAGAGGCATGAACGCGGTTAACCCGCCCAAAAATCCAGGAATCCACATTAAAAACACGAGCAATAAAAATGATGCAAACAATAAATTTGACACAATCCCAAACATGAGCCATAACAGAAATGAAAATAATTTAACAAGTAATGAACTTGAACCGGTGTCCGCCTTGCTTGGGTCCGCCTTGCTTGGGTCCGCATTGCTTGTTGGGTCAATCCCCTGAGCCAACCTTTTAAACGCATTAAACACATAATGCAAAATCAAGCCGCCCAATTGATAGGATGACTGTTGGGTGCGTTCCATCCACCATTTCAAATTTACCTTTGCCTGTATTTCCTTTTGATCCGACATGTTGATGGGACCCTGATTGAACCACCGGGTGGCGTACGGATTATTATTGACGTTTTCATCCACATATTGTTCCGACATGTATTCAGCCGGCTTTGTTAATCCCAAATTTTCAAATCTGGACAATCCTTTCTTCCGTAACATGCTTTCTTTTGGTCTCTCCACCATATCCCCCTTCTCTTGCACCTTTGTCTTACCAAACACGGGATAAGACGCATCGGTGTCAATGTACAACGAGTTCAAATAATTGGACGTTGACCACCAACAAAACACAATAAACCAGATCAGTATTTTCAAAATCAAAAGGAAATAATCCCCAAATTTTTGCGGTGGAGTGTCAGCGGAACTTTCCCTTGGCACCTCACTCAGTTTAGTCATTGTCATCTTTTGGGTTTGGGCGCGAACGTTGCTAAGTATTATAATACTAAATTATTATAATATTATTATTATCATGAGTTTATCTTGAGTTTATCTTGAGTTTATCTTGATTTGGAGATTTGGATTTGATGGGGGGTGGGGTTGGGGTGGAAGTGGTGTTGCTAAATTAAATTCAGTGGTGTTGGTTGTTGGTTCTTGTTGGTGTTGTTGGGGTTGTTGGTGTTGTTGGTGTTATGGGAATGCGCGTCGGTTCGGTTCGTTATCTTGCATACATGAGCGCGCAGTTGCCGCCAATGAACGTCAGCACGTTGTATCTCTCTTCCAGCACCGTGAGATCGTAGTTGTAATCGTAAATGCGCCACTGCGGCTTGTTCACCCCAATGGGCACACTCGGGTCCGCGTTAGGGTCGCAAATCGTGTAAAATTGGGCGTTCTGGTCCAGCGGCGGCACATACGTGCTGAATTCCAGCTCAATCGTGGAGAACTTGCTCATGTTGATGGCGCCGCTGGGCTGATACGTGGCATTGTTTGCATCCAGCCCGAAATTGTAGATGTAAAGCCCGAACGGGGCGGACCCCGTGGTGCGGATGTATTTTTCCACGTAGTTGTACACGCCCGATTCCAGGATGTTTTCGCGGTACGAGCCGTTCAACAGAATGCCGAGCTGCTGCAGAATCTCGCGCTGGTTCTCCACGTTGTAATTCTGCGTGACGTAAAGCCCCGACGGCGTGCCATCGGGCTCCACGCCGGGGCCGATGTATTGTGGTTGATTGCAGGGGTTTGGAAACGCGCCGCTGGCGGGCGCCGGCGTTACATCTTCCGGAATCACGTTCATGTATTTCCAGTTCGTGTAGTTGCTCCACTGGTTGCGCAGGTTGATGTCGCTGCGCTGAAACAGGAACATCCACGTGGCCACCATGCCCATCGTGTTCTGCAGTTCCACGCGGTGGGTGCCCGTGATGTTTTTGAATTCCCACTCGTACGCTTCCTTGAGCAGGTACTTCTGCTCCTGGGACGCAAACACGCGCGACTCTTCGGCGGACAGAAAGCAGTACGTGGACAGCAGGTGCACGTCGGCGTTCCAGTCCGTGCGCTTGTCGTTATACGCGTCGGCCGTGGTAATGTCGGCCGCGGGGGGCGGTTGCAGGAAGCGGTAAAACTGGTACTCCGGTTCATTGAAGTTGGGCTGAATGAAGGGCGCCTGGGCAACCTCGGCGGGGGTGGACGCCGAATGCGTGACATCGCGCGTGACAAAGAGCTCGCGCACCGGGCGCATGACCACGTCAATCTGCAGCTCGTTGTACTGCAGCGCCACCAGCGGAAACGCGGCGCGGCTGTTGTTGCAGAACCACGCATTGAGCGGGATGTAGAGCTTGCGCCCGCGAATGGAGGGCTCCGGCCCCTGCTGGCTCGTGTTGTAATACACGTTGGGGTACGTGCCTTTGCGCCCCGAGAAGTTGGCGGGGTCGTTCAGCTCGGCCGTGCTGCCGGTCATGCTGTCGTACAGGAAGCGCTTGGTGCCGTTCAGGTCGCGCTGCACCTGCGCCAGCAAGTACTTGCCCGTCACGCGCTGCAGAATTTGGCCGCCGACGGAAAATGTTATTTCCTTGATCATTTGCGTGCCGAGGTTTTCAATCCAGCGGAACTCGTAGGGGTGCCACACGTCGCCGCACGCAATGGGCGGGTAAATCGGGCTCCAAATGGTGGGCAGCGTCACCACGAGGTAGGTGTCCATGAGCAGCTCCGCATAGCGGGGGACCGTGAACGTGAATCGCGACTCCTCGCTCATGCGCAACGTGCGCTGCCCGGTGAAATCAATTCTAAATTTTTGCAAGCCAAAATTGGTGTACTTGGCATACGTGGTCTTGAAAAATGATTTTTTGGGGTTGGAATTAAGAATTACGTTTTGATTGCCGTAGGACACAATGTTTAGTAAACCACCCGTCATTTGTATTTATGAGTTTCCGCGTCTTATTAATATATTAATATATTGTTGTTATTATTTTTTATACTGATAATGTAATATCCGGTATATATATTTATATTTGTATTTGTGTCCAATCTATAACTATAATACATGCAACCACCCGAAAGTAGTGGTGGTGCTGCTGCTGCTGCTGCACCATATTCAAATAGCGGCGGTATTAGATCTGGACCATCCCTTCAGCTTCCAGGTATGACCAATCCCATCGGACTATCCGACATTACATCCCGATTTGCCAAGGTTTCAGCCAAAGTTAAAGGTGCACTGTCATTCGGCGGCAGCATTTCGCCCGCGGGCCTGTTTTTTCTGCTGGTTATAGTTGCCATCCTGTGCTATTTGTTTGTCACACAATACACGTTGCAACAAACCGAAAAGGGTTCAGTGAACACGATTGAAACCGCTCGTCAGTTGCAATCAATAAAGGAGGCAAACCGCGAGCAGCCTTTGCGTAACTTTTACATTAAAACCGCATTGAATTGCTGCTGTTTAGGCGAATGGAAAAACAATTATGTGGATCTGACGGCGCTGGAATACGCCATCAAGCAGGGTTACCGCTGCCTGGATTTTGAAATTTACAGTCTAAATGATGTTCCAATTGTGGCGGCGTCCACAAAGATGCAAGATTTTCATCACACGGAAACATTCAACCATTTGACTTTTTCGGAAGTGTGCACCCGGATAAACGAACTCGCGTTCACGCAGGCTCCAAACAAGGATGATCCATTGTTCATCAATTTGCGAATCAAGAGCAAGAACAAAGAAGCGAATTTTGTAACACGGATAATTGACTGCATCAAGATGTTCGGCAGCCGGCTGCTTGGACCCGAATACAACTACGAATTTGGGGGTCAAAATTTAGGAAAGGTCCCAATTAAAAATTTCATGGGAAAAGTGATTATCATGGTGGACATTTCAAATTCCATTGTGGTGAAAAACAACTGCCCCAGCACCAGCAAAGATCCTGATTCGTGCTTGCATCAATACGTCAACATTGGAAACGGGTCCCCGTTTTTGCACGATCTTAAATACGAAATGAACGTAAAAAATGCGCCAAATATGAACGAACTGATTGAACACAACAAAAAAAACATGAGCATCGTGTTTCCCGATCCGCCATACACCGTCAACATCAATTTCAATGTGGCGAAAGCGTTTGGTTGTCAGTTCATTGGAATGATGCCGTTATTGAAAGACGCCAATCTGAAACTGTATAATACCGTGTTCAACAAGGACGGCAGCGCATTTGCATTGAAACCGTCTGAGCTGTGTTATAAGCCGGTTGTCATTGAAACGCCGAAATCTCAAAATCCAGCCCTGTCGTTTGCCACCCGACAGTTCATAACCCCCTATGCGGAATTTAAAGTGTAGATGGATGTATGGATG